TCAGATGTTTTCCACGACCGCCTCGCGCTCGCGGAGGTGCTCCATCCGGTTGTAACGGATGGACGACCAGAGCGAGATGCCGATGAGACCCGCACCGCCGAGCCCGGTGATCACTTCCGGGATGTGCAGCATCGTCTGGCAATACATGATCACCGAGAGGATCAGGATTGCATAGAACGCGCCGTGCTCCAGGTAGCGGTATTCGGCGAGCGTTCCTTTTTCGACCAGCATGATGGTCATCGAGCGGACATACATCGCGCCGATGCCGAGGCCGATCGCGATGACGAAGAGGTTTTGCGAGAGCGCGAAGGCACCGATGACGCCGTCGAACGAGAAGCTCGCATCCAGCACTTCCAGATAGATGAACGCGCCGAGGCCGCCCTTCGCCGCCTCCGTCATCGTCCGTTGCGAGGCGTCGAGAAGGCCGCCGACCACCTCGACGGCGAGGAAGGTGACGAGGCCGTAGATCGCCGAGTAGACGAAGGTCACTGCCTCCGCACCTTCGAGCAGATAGGAGAAGAGCAGGATCATCAGGAGCACAAGGCCGATCTCGATGCCCTTGATCGTCGCCGAGCGCGCCATATGCTTCTCGACGACGTCGATCCAGTGCACGTCCTTCTCGTGGTCGAAGAAGTAGGTGAGGCCGACCATCATCAGGAAGGTGCCACCGAAGGCGGCGATCGGCAGATGCGCGTCGTTCATGATGCGCGCATATTCGGCCGGCTCCCGCGCGGCGAGCAGGAAGGCCTCGATCGGCCCGAGATCGGCGGCGATCACCACGATCGCCAGCGGGAAGACGATGCGCATGCCGAAGACGGCGATCACGATGCCCCAGGTCAGGAAGCGATGCTGCCAGGCAGGCGTCATGTCCTTGAGCTTGTTGGCATTGACGATCGCGTTGTCGAAGGAGAGCGAGATTTCGAGTACCGCGAGAACGGCACAGATGAAGAAGACTGTTGCCATTCCGCCGATCGTGCCGGAGGACTGCCAACCGAGCCAGCCGCCGAGCAAGAGCCCGGCGGCCGTTGCGACGAAGGCCCACTTGAAGTAGTCGAGCATTCCTTTTTGAGAGGGGGTCGCGTTCACAGGTTCGCCCTCCCGGAGTGAATATCGAATATGAATTGCCGAAGGCAGCATGCACTGGCGAAGCAGGCATGCGGGTGAGGCATGGTCAAAATAGACATGATTTTTGAATCCGCCGGCTCATCTTGCTGGCGGTACCGACATCACGAGAGCGCCGTAAACTCTCGCCAGAGGGGCCCGGCACCAGAGGTTCGGTCGCGGCGGCCGGCAAACCGGGGCCGCGGGACCACGCTGTTTTTCCCTGAACGTCCGAAGATCGTCAAGAGGCGACGCAGCTTCAGCGCAGTCACACCAAATGTAGGTGCTGTCGCAGCGCCCGCCAATGGCGCAAGAGCATTGAGCCTGCGGCATTTTCGGCATGCCCGCGGAAACGCGGCCGATGCAAGGCAATGTTGAGATCGAAACAAGGAAAACTGGTGCTGCTAGAGAGATTTGAACTCTCGGCCTCTCCCTTACCAAGGCTAGGCACCAGCTTTCGCAACGCTATGAATTACATATATTTCCAGCGTCAGAATTGGTGGCGTGCACGTGTTTTGCACTATTCTCCAAGTCTGCGCTTTGTCTCCTTATCGATCTGCGGATAGTCCTTGAAAAGGTCGATACCCTTCTCCGGATCATAGCCAAGATCCTTTTGAGCCTGTTTAAAGGCCCGCTCTTTAATCTCGTCCTGCCCAAGCTTGTAGAAACTCAGCATCAGGCCGGCGTCCAACTTGATACCATGGTGATTGAGGGCAGCGCCAAAGGCTTCCGCAAACTCCTTGGGCTTGAACCAGTTTTTCTCTCCGAGCTGCAATACCCAGTCCCAGAGCGGACCGTCACCACGCTTCTCGGCGTAGTTTCCGTATATCTCGTAGCTGTAGCCCGCGTGGTGAACCATCCTGTTTTCATAGACCGTCCACTCGCTGTTCTTAAATACAACCTTCGTCATGCGTACTTTGCTCCGTTTTCCTTCTTCCCCCACTTCACCAGCCGCCTGGACCAGTAGGTCGGGTCTTGCCACCATTCGAGCGCGCGCCATGCCGACGGTACCGGCAGGGTGTTGATCGCCTCGATCAGCGGCTTCTGCGGCACGTGCGTGTAGTGGCGGCTCATGTCGTCCGCGGCGTGGCCGAGGATCTGGTCTTTGACGTGCGGATGGACGCCGGCGACGACCAGTTCCGTCGAGACCGTGTGGCGGGCCGTGTAGGGCGAGACGTCGGTGATGACGATACCCTGCTTTTTCAGGCGCTCGCGCGCTCCCCTGATTGCCGAGGAGAGCTGGCCACCGAATTCCTCTGTCGGCGGATACGGGTCGCCCTTGTGGGTGCGAAAGAGGATGCCGCCGCGCTTCACCAGGCTGTCGAACAGCGGTACGAGGAACTCGTGCAGGGGCACGCCGCGAGGCTCCCCCGTCTTGCTGTTCTTCAGGGTGATCCACCGCCCTTCAATGTCGACATCCTCGGCCTCGAGGGTGAAGAGCTCGATCGGGCGCATGCCGGTATAGAAGAGGGCGGTCATCAATTGAGCCGGAGCCGGGGACATGGCCCCGACGAACAGTGCGGCGCGATCGTAGGCGACGGGTCGTGTGCCCGCGCGCTCGCGCTTGAGGATGGCGACGTTGGTACCCTTCGGCTTGCGCGGCCGGCGCCACTGCCGGGGCTCTGCCCACTGGTTGGTCACCGCATAGGACCAGACCGCAATGAACGGCGTGTAGCATTGGCGGTTGCGCGTCTCGGCCGAGGCGGTTGGAAAGAGAATGCGGGCGGCGTTGTCGAGATCGGCCTGGCCGAGATCCTTGAGAAGCTTCCCTCGGAAGTGCGCGGCGATCCCGGAAACCTTCCCGGATCGCGAAACCTTGATCAGGAAGCGGGGCGACCCGCCGGCGTCCAGATAGGCGTTGGCTGCCTCTTCGAAGGTTACGAGGGCTTTCTTGCCGTGGATGCTCTCTTCGAGCATTCTGGCTTCGGCCTTGATGCGGATTTCCTCTGCGACTTTCTGGTCGCGTGTGCCAGTAGATTCGAAAAGGCTTTGTCCGCGGACCGTGCCGCGGATGTACCAGTAGTCCGATCCTTTTCGGCGGGTGAGCTTGAGGGGCATCTCAACACGTTCCAGATTGCGAGTATGTCGCTATCGCTGAAGAGCAGATCGCGGCCGACGATGCTACACAAACCTTCGCGGCGCGCAACCTTGGCGATGGCCTTCGTCGAGGCCCTCAGCTGGTCCGCCGCTTCCGCGAGGGTGTGAACATTCCCGATCGGTCCGGTTGACGCAGTCATCGGCCCCCTCCCTGCACCTCGATATTCAGGAGATGGGCGGCGAGGACGGCGCCGGCCGGGCAGGGTGTGGCCGCGATGATCCGGCCGTTCGATGTCTCGAAGACGGCGGAGCAGACGAAGGTCACGCGGGCATGCCGGCTCGCGATATCGATATCCATCTCAACCTCCACGCCGCCGCAGCACGGGCAGCGGCCGAGGTCGCGAAGCTTGGCGACATAAGCGTCAGTCACGGTCGAGGCCCTCCGATTTGCGGGAACCGGCGCGCTGGCGGACGACCAGCGCGATCCCTCCGGCAATGGTGACGATGAAGACGACGGCGAGGAGCGGGGAGGTCATAGCTTTCGCCCGGTCGCTGTGAAGACTTCGTCAATGTCTTCGATCGCCAAGTACCCGACACTACTGGCCTTTGCATGCAGCGCCGCCTGCAGGCGCTCGTTTTCGGCGGCGAGGTCGGAAGTCATTGTTGCTAACGAAACGACTTCGAAACGGCCATCGCTGAACTCGTACTCAGGACGAACCCAATAGGCGCCGTCTTGTAGCGATCGATAGATGGTTACCTTTTCGTTGTCCAAGTCGCCATCGACTTGCAGGCGACCACGGGCGATGACCTCGTACGTCGTGCCACGCTTCTTGTGCCGCACAACCTCCCGTTCCCCCACCGGCATGGCCGCAAGGGCGGTGGCGAGGGCAGTACGGATTGTTTCGTCGGGGATGCCAGGGCGCGAACGAGAGAGAACGCTATCGGCGCGGTCAACCATCTCATCAGTCACCATCTGACACGGGACAGCAGAAAGCGCTGCGACGAGGATGCGCTCCACCTGCATCTTGTTCAGACCCAACGCCGCCTTCCAGCCTGCATCGATCATTTCTAATGTCGGTCTCATGGTGTCACCTTTCGCAGGTTCTTCTCGCTGTCGACGAAGGCGCGGGCGGCGCGGAGGTGACCGACCGTGACGACCGGCTTCCATGTTTCTTCACCCGGGAAGCCGGTAGCATTGAACAAGAACGGATGATCGTCAGGGATGCGCAAGAACCCGTCCGGCAAACCGTCTGCCGTCGTAACCGATGCGAACGGCTCCATCAGCTTCACTGCTTCGGCGAGACGGGCTTCAGCGGCGATGGCGCGGGCGTGGAGGGCTAGCTTCTCGTCTGGACCTGCCTTGGTGGGGCGCTGGCCAAACTTACCTTTGCCCGTCTCGCTGGCGATATCCGCCATCCTGAGATCGGCGTAGAGGCGCATGGCGGTAGCGATATGCAGCGTATCCCGATGCCCGCTCGGCGCGATCTTCAGCGCGGAGAGGATGAGGTGATCGGCGACAAGCAGCCTGAGCTGATCGAGAGCGTATCTGAGGTTTCTCATGGCGCCACCTTCCGCAGGTTCTTCTCGCTGTAGATATGGCAGAAGGAGCCGCCGCCTTCGGCCTGGTGCTCGACGACGAATCGGATTGCGCCGTTCTTCATGGCGAAGACGGCGCGGACCTCGCCTCTGGCCGTGTAATCGCCGGTGTGCTTCTCGACCTGCTCGCAGATGGAGAATGTGGGCGGGATGCCATCATGCATGGCGGTCAGCATCTCGTCGAAGGCCTGCTGCCTGCCGCGCTCGAAGGCGCGATCGGTTTCCAGCCGGAGGCGCCGTGTCGTGTAGCGCGGCTTTTCCTCGTCTCCGAACCAGGCGACGAGGGCGGCAGTGAGCGCCTCGGAAATAACCCGGCGCGCGATCTCTGCGACCATTCTGGCATGCCCAAGGCGATAGTCCGGATCGGACCGCTTCCAGACAGTATGACATCCCGGCTCTCTTCTCTGATCGAGAATGTAGAATGCCGTGCCGTCGTAGAAGCCCTGAAGCGCCCACTCGGCCGCCTCCCTTGCGGTGGCAAAGGCCACGACCATCTCGTCGGTGCCTTCGAACTGCACGTTCGTTGCATTCGTCATCTCCGCCGCCTACCGTTCATCGCCAGACCCGCGGAGCGCGTCGCGCTGCGACCGGTCGTGCAGTTTCCTGAGGTTGGTGAGCGCGACTGCGGAGAGGTTTATGCCGAGTTCGTTGCAGGCGGCCGAGAGATACCAGAGGACATCGCCGACCTCCTTGATCAGCAGTTCCCGGCGTTCCGGTTCGAGATGGACGCGATCGGCGAAGGCCATAAGCCCGTCGTCGCGCATCGCCTTGCCGACGTGCTCGGCGAATTCGCCGGCCTCGCCGTTCATCTTCAGCGCGACATAGGCGAGGCCGAGCGGCGTTCCCCGGCCGGGATAGATGGCGCTTTTCGTGGCGATCCACTGGTAAAGATCGAGAACGTTATCGGTAAGATCAACGGCTTCATCGAAGACGCTCACGTCTCCGCTGTCGATCTGATTGATGCTCCTGGTCATCACTCTCTCCCTCAGGTCCGCATCGGCATCAGCACGATGAGGTTTTCAACATGGTCGCCGTCGGCGCGCAGCACGGCCGGGCTGCCGGCGTCGGTCATCGACATGGTCACCGTGCCGTCGGGCAGGTGGGTGAGTGCGTCGAGCACGTACTTGCCGTTGAAGCCGATCATGATTTCGGCCTGGCCTTCGTGCGGCAGGCTCTCTTCCGAGCTGCCGGCGTCCGGATTGGCCATGGAAAGCGTCAGTTGCCCGCCCGCGAAGGAAAACTTGATCGCCCGGCCGCGATCGGTCGCGACCGTGCCGACGCGGTCGACGGCGGCGCGCAGCTGCGGCCCCTCGATCTCGACCAGCACCGGCCCCTCGGCCGGGATCACCCGCCGGTATTCGGGATAGGTCCCGTCGATCAGCTTCGAGGTGACGGTGACGCCGGGAAGCTCGAAGCGGATATTCTCCTCCGAGCCGGAGACGGAAACGACCGCCTCCTTGCCGGCGCCGGCGATGATCTTCGAAAGGAGGGAAACGGTCTTGCGCGGGATGATGACGCCGGCAAGCTCGCCATCCGCGCCCTCGGCCGTGACGAAGCGCTTGGCGAGCCGGTGGCCGTCGGTCGCGACCAGCATCACTCCGGCCTCGGTGGCATGGAAGAAGATGCCGTTCAGATAATAGCGCGTCTCCTCGGTGGAGATCGCGAAGGCGACGGCGCCGATCGCCTCCAGCAGCGCCCTGGCCGGGATGTCGCGCCGCCAGGCGATGTTGCCGGCGGGCAGCGTCGGGAAATCGCCCTCCGGCAGGACCTGGAGCGAGAAGATCGAGCGGCCGGCCCGCAGCTTCACGGCGCCCATGGCAGGGTCTGCCGCGGTGATTGCGGCATCCGCGCCGTCCGGCAGCTTGCGGGCGATCTCGCGCAGCAGGTGCGCCTGCACAGTGAACGGGCGGAAATCCGCCGCGAGCTCGGCCGGGAAGGCGAGCGAGGCCTCGATATCCATGTCGGTCATCCTGAGGATCGGCTTTCCATCGCCGCCGCGCTCGAACAGCACGTTCTGCAGGATCGGGATGGTGCTGCGGCGCTCGACGATATCGGCGACGAAGGCGAGGGCACTGGTGAGCGCGGTCTTGCTGACGGTCAGCATGGGGATATCTCCAGATTTTTGCGCCAGTCGAAGAGGCCGAGCGCGCCTTTGACAGAGATGAAGGGAACTGCCCGCGGATTGGCGAGCACGAAGCCGTAAGGACCGAAGAACCAAGGGCTCGGGTGGTGGGTCACCACGTCGACGAGATCGGCAACGCCGATGATGCCGCCGCGCCGGATAGCATCGAAGGCAGGGATATCTTTGATGCCGAGCGACCATACGAACTGTCTGGTTTCGGCATATTCGGCCATCGTCATGCCTTTGGCAGCATGGATGCAGATCGGGCCGCGCAGGTTCGTCGACCACGAGCGGTTCTCGACTGGTTTCCCGGCGTGCAGGATTGCCCATGCCCATGGCTGGCGGATGGAAAGGGCGAGCTTTGGAAGGTCGTCCATCGCTATGCGGCTCCTCTGATGCCGAGCAGGCGGGCGATCGCCATGCGCCCGGCGCTGGTCGGTTTGATGTTCGGAAGTTTTCCGTTGATCAGGCCCTTGTCGCGCAGGGCCTCGACGACCTTCGTGGTGAAGCGGCGGTCGCCGATGACGACGTAGCCCGCCCGCCGGGACTGGTGCCGGTAGCGACCGATTCCGGTGAGCGCCGCCTGCTCGGTGAGCGTGAGGTGCTTTTCAGGGTCGATGACGGCCGGGTTTTCGGCGAGCGGGATCATGGCTCTTTCTCCCGTCAGCCCGTCACGCCGCCGGCCATTTCCGGCTTGCCGCAGTAGGCGGGCAGTTCGGTCGCGGTCGAGGCGGTCAGCAGATCCCGCTCGATCTGCTGGGTGACGTAGACATCCGGCCGATAGAGCTTGAAGGTCCAGACCACGCTGCCCGCCGACACGCGGTAGCGCAGGCGCACCGGGATGCGCGTCGTCTCGCCCATGAAGAAGGGCGGGATGGACAGGATGAAGAGGCCAGGCACGGAAATCTTGTTGCCCGCCGCGTCCTTGTGCTCCTCGTCCCAGGTGATCTCGCCTTCGCCGCTCTGCAGAACGACATTGTTCTTCACCCGGCTCGAGACATTCACCTGAAGTCCGCGCGAGAGCGCGACCATCTGGTTCGGCCAGGCCACCTTGAGGCCGAAGCGCTCCTTGAAGTCTTCATCTTCGGCGGTATCCGGCGAGGAGAGGTCGGGCAGGTGGTTTTCGATCCACTCGGCAAATTCGGACTGATTCATCGTCACGCCGTCCTGCGCGATCCATGCCTTCCATTCTTCCGAGAGCGGGAAGGCGTAGTGGATGCGGTGCTTGCCGTTGTCGGCGCGCGCCTTGTCTTCGAGGTCGTGATAGTCGATCACGGCGGTGAGCGAGGGCTTGCGCCAGTCGGTGTCGGCGAAGATCACGCTATTCCCCGTCTTGTGGCGGTCGACGAGGTCGATGAAGCTCTGCAGCGTCTGCACGTTTGCAGTGCCGCTCTTGCGGACGGGGTGCGTCCGGTATTCCTCGATCAGCGCCTTGACGCTGACCGCCTTGCCGGTCTTGCGGTCGATGAGGATAGGGAGTTCTTTCGGGAGGCCAAGGTCGGCTATCCCCTCGATATCGACCCTTGCCAGCGTCGTGCCGGCATCGTCGATGATCTTGCGCAGCGCTTCGATGTCGACCGCCGGCGCGAGCTGCGCGACTGTCGCTTCGAGTGTGGTTTCGTCCGTCTTCATGCTTCTCTTCCTTTTTCGGCTTGGGGAGGGGCTTACTGGCGGTGGGCCTCGATCGCCCGGGGCCCGCCGAACATGTCGTGCTGGGCGGGGTGCTCGGTCGAAAGCGCGCCGTCCTCGGTCGTCCAGAAGACGTCCATGCGGCGCGGTTCCTTCGGCAGGGTCGAGGCGATGTCGTTGGTGATCTGCACCATCATGTTCTCGACCGAGAACTTCATCTTGAGGGTCAGCGACCCGGAGAACTTCTTCTTCGGATTGTCTTCCGACAGGTGGTGCAGCTTGCCGATCACCTTGGCGATCTCGACATTGAGATCGGATTTCAGGTCGCCGTGCTCGAGCACGGCAATCAGGGTATCGGCATCGCGGATCAGTTTCATGCTCACAGGCGTGCTCCTTGGCTGGTTTCAGGTCTGGGTGGCTTGCGCGAGCGACAGGGATATTCGACCCTTGATCCAAGGGCTGTCGTCGCCTGTCCGGTTGCGGCAGTATTCGCGGAACCCAGGTGCGGCGAGGTTTTCCTTCTGTGTCCCCCATTTCAGGTTCGACGGTCGGTTGTTGGCGGAGTTCTCGTCGCCATGGATGCAGATGCTATCGGCGTGCGGGCGCGGGCCGTGGAAGCCTTCGCAGACAAGTTGATGAACTTTGTAGGTCTTGCCTTTGTAGACGACGATGAAGCGCGCATCTTCCTTGCTCCAGACGCCGAAATGAGGCTCCCCGCCATATTGGCGAACACCACCATTCGGCATCGACGCCATGTATGGGGCAACCATGACCCGGCCTTCACTGGACACGAGTAACTGCGGGGCCGACGGTACGATTTTCCATATCTCGCCAATCATCCGCGCCACTCCGGAGCGAATGGAATGTCGTCGTCGAGATCGCTGGAGAAGCTCGGGCCGGTCGCGCCGCCGGAAGGAGTGCGACTGCTTTCGCGCCCATAGTCCTCGGGGCTGCCGGCCGGCGGCGGGCGGTTGCCGCCGCCAGGCGAGCCGAGCAGCGTCAGGTTGCAGTGGAAGCCGTTCAGCACGACCTCGGTCGTGTAGCGGTCCTGGCCGCTCTGGTCCTGCCACTTGCGGGTCTGGAGCTGGCCTTCGAGATAGACCGCCGAACCCTTCTTCAGGTATTGCTCGGCGACCTTGGCCAGCCCCTCGACGAAGATGACGACCGAGTGCCACTCGGTCCGTTCCTTGCGGTCGCCGGTCACCTTGTCGCGCCACGTCTCGGAGGTGGCGACGCGCAGGTTCGCGATCGGCCGGCCGTCCTGGGTGCGGCGGATTTCCGGGTCGGCGCCGAGATGGCCGATCAGGATGACCTTGTTCACACTTCCCGCCATCAGCGTGCCTCCGTCTTGAAACCGGCGCAGTGGTTCACGGCGGTGATGATGAGACGGCGGGTGGCGTCGGCGTCGGCGTCTTCCCGCTCGCTGTTGACGTCGACGGTGAAGACGTGGTTGCCGCCGGCGTCGAGCACCGAGCCCATGTCGTCCGGATCGGGTGCTAACGGCAGCCTGTAGCCGCGCTCGCGCAGCTCGTTTGCATAGAGATCCGGCGAGACCAGATCGAAGAAACTACGCTCAGTCATGATCGGCTTCCTTCCGGATCGCGCGAGTGCGCTTGTTCCAGGCGCGGATCGCGGCGCGGCCGCCGGGCTCGTCCTCGTCGCCGTCATTGTCTTCAGGATATTGGGTCGGTCCCTTCGCGCTGCACGCGTTGCAGAAGACGTAGGCGGATGAGAAATCGCGGCGCTCGACGAAAGCGTCCGACTGGCCGCAGAATGGGCAGGGTTTGAGCTTCGGGAGACGCCTAGCCATGGGACACCCCCGAAGCCAAGCGGACACGTGACGCGGCAATGAACCGGCCGAAGGTGAGTTCCGACCAGCTGTCGCTCACCTCCAGCCATTTGCGGTACTTGGCGTTTGCGAAGGACGTTGCGGCGATCGTTTCGGCCGCGCCTTCAAAGGTCACTTCGAAAAGTCGCCACGGGTCGCGTATGGATTTCAGGTGATCCGCCAGCTCTCGGCGACCATCCTCGGTGACTTCGAAACAGGTCAGCGATCCACCGTTCGTTCCGGCCTCGCGCCAGAATGGCGATGCTGCCATGGCACGGCCTTCGTCGCAGTCGGAATCGATGAAGTACCGGTTGCGATAGGTTTCCTGCAGCGGGAAGATCGGACGGCCAAGTGCGTGGTCTATGGCGTCCATCATGCCGTCTTCGAGAAAGCGGTTGATGGAGGGATTAGCCATGGGAGACGTCCTCCTCTTCCGCTTCTTCCCAGTCGCAGCCGGTGACGAAATTGGCGTCGGCGAAATCCAGCGTGTCGAGCACGTGGAAGAGGGCGAGCGCGAGGCTCAGCGTCGTCTGCGGACCGGTGATCGCGCGCGGGTCGCCGGAGAGAACGGAGCGAGCGAGGCCGCGGGCGCCGTCGATGTCGATCGGGCCGCAGACCTGCAGGCCGGCCGCATCGACCAGCACCGGAGAGCCGGAGCGGAACTCCGCGATGAGCGCGTTATACTGCTTGTCGATGCCGACCTGCATGGAGCCGGCGTGTTTCGTGACCGCGATGCGGTGGCCGTTTTCGAACGGCGCGTGGGTGCCGGTGATTTCGATATGGGTGGTCATTTTCCCTTCCCTTCGCGGAATTCGGTCAGCGACACGTGGGCGGCGTGCACGGCGCTCGCCTCCATCCGCCGCTCGTAGCCGAGCAGGCGGTCGAACATGGCGATGAAGGCCTCCTCGGCCTTCATCGCCCCCCATGGGCGGATGGCGCCGGTGAGTTTTGGAGTGGGGGATTTCAGCGCCGGCAGCTTCGCCTTCACCCATGCGGCGCCGTTGCTGCCGAAGAGCGCCACCGCCTCGGCATACAGCATCCGCTCGTCCATGGCGGCGACGGTGGTGCGCATCCGCTTCGACCAGGCGGCAGGTGCCGGCAGGCCGGCGGCGGTGTAGATCGCCCAGTCCCAGCCGTCGCGGATGGCGCGATGCACCCGGTCGTAGGCCGCCGCCGCTTCTTCTCCGCCAGCCATGCGGATCGCCGTGCGTTCGAGGCTCTGCACCGGGCGCGTCTTGTCGCCGACGAAGGACTCGTGGCCATCGTGGAGAAGGAAGAGCGCGGCGAGCAGCTCGTCGCCGCCCTCGTTGAGGATCGCCTGTGCGCCCATGGCGCAATGCTGGGCGACCGAGTAGCCGCCGTGCGGGGTGCCGTTGAAGCGGGCGATGCGCGAGAGCCGCGCGGCCATGATGGAGAAGGAGACCTCCTCGGCCATCGGGGCGGCGAGGTCCATCAGGCTGCCGTCGGCGCGGAAGCTGTCGATGCGGGTGCGGCAGAGGCGAACCGTCATTCGGCGCTCCATGCCTGCAGCTGCGGGGCAGGGCGCACCGCCAGCCGGTTCACCGAAGCGAGCAGAGTGAAGCTGCCGGCGGCGAAGCAGAGGCCGGTCACTGCGGCGACGAGCATCATGTGGGAAAGCGAAACGGGCGCCGACCGCCGGGGAGGCTCGGCGATCGGCGCCGGCACGCGCGCGCCGAAGGGGGTGAAGTGATCGCCCCCTTGATCTTGCACGCGCTGCGCGCAAGGATGAACCCTTTCGGGGGCATCGTGCAGTGAGGGGGAAGTCCATGACGGACGAAGAGAGAAACGAGAAAGACAGGCTCGCGCAGGAACTGATCGAGGAGCTGCTTGGCCAGCAGTTTGCGGCGGAAGCTCTACTGACGCAATTGATCTGGAAATGGGCGCTTGGTCAGTCTCACCCTCCGACGGAGCTTGCAGCATTCTTCCGACCCGTCGAGGAGCAGATGCAAGCTCTAGAGCGAGCACATCCAACTCGGCGGATGAAAGCGGCGCGAGCGCGCACGCGAGAGATCGCCGAAGAGCTCGGGCGGCTTCTTCATCACGAAGCCTTGCGCCGAACAGGCGGGCAAGGTCAGGTCCAGTAGGCGTCGGGTGCATTTGCCTCTGCTCTCCGTTCTGTCCGGAAAGCCGCCGCGACCGGGGTTCGTCGCGGCGGCTCCTGGGTAGGTCATCCCGATTGGGTGCGGGACAGAGGAAGTGAAAGCATATCTTTCATTATTCCGCAAGAGGAAAGATATGCTTTCACTCTTGATAATGTTTAGGAGAACCGGAAATGGCCACACTGCTCGCACTGATTGCTGCGGCGTTTATTCTCAACGGCACGATGACATCGCTGGTAGCGGAGAGCGCGCTGCACCAGCTGCTGGCCGCAACCTACATCGTCGGCGGGTTCATCATGATGACCCTAGCCTTGGTCGCAGGGAGGGTCGCCAGGGTCGTTGAGGTGCTCGCCAAGGCGGCGCCGCACGCGCCTGAAACGGTGCAAGCGGATGAGCCTCAGACGATGACTATACCCGCCCGCCGCGCAAAGGCTCCCGACGATTCTGCTGCGAATAGTGGGGAGGGGCAGCAAATCAGGCATATGCTGATTTGTCGGAACTGCGGCCGCGAGAACCCTCCGACCTCGAAGCTTTGCTTTTGCGGCATGCCTCTCAATTCATAGGGGCGAGGTTGGCGGCGCTGAAACGCCCACCGCTCTACTTCCTCGCAATATGCCCGCAGACGCGACCGATGACCGTGAGTTTGGCCAATTCGACGGTAAATGTTTCCAAAGCCGGGTTGTCGGAGATGATGCGCACGAGTGCCGGTTCTGAGAACGGCACGCGTTGGAGGCGCTTGATCTGCGGTTCCGAATAGCCGTCGCTGATCGCATAGACCGTGTCCGTTACGAAATGGTTCTGTGACAAGTCGATCAGCACGCGGTCGCCGGGCAGGTAGGTCGGGGTCATCGAGTCTCCGACAACCTCCATGACGATCGTATGGTTCGGTGATGCCTTGATTTCTGTTCGCAGGTACGCCGATGGGAACACCCACTCTGCCACAATTCTGTGGCCCGATACCGTCCCGTTGGAAACCGGCAGGGAGATGATCTCGCCGACGGCCCCCTGGCCCGCGCCAAGCTTGCTATCGAGTTCCGGAAGTGCACCCTCCAAACCTGGCCTCCACTGCTCCCGGCTATAGCTCGGAATGTGGTCGATTTCGTCGGCTGCGGCGTCGGGGTCAAAGGAGGAGATGAGTGCCGGTTTGCTCGCTGAAAGCATGCTGCCGCGGTTATAGGCGAGCCAATCCAGACTGACGCCGGAAACCTTGCATATGGCTGCCATGCTGTCGATGCCGACTTCCTTGCCCAGTTCCCAATTGCCGACGGCGCCTCGGGTCACTCCTTTGGCTTCCTTGCTCAGAAGCTGAGCAAATTTCTCCTGTGACGACAGCTTGAGAACCTCGGTTCTGACGCGTCGTATTCGTTCGCCGCGTTCGGCGTCAATCTTTCTGGAAGAGGTCATTGTGGCACTATGCAACATGAAAGGCGACCTTTCATCGAAAGAGGTGCTTGCATAAGAACGAAAGATATGCTTTCAATTCACGCATGAACGAGGCATGTGAACGAGCAAAGCAGCAGGCTGGCGGCCCAAGCGCTCTCGCGAAAGCGATCGGTGGCGTTACGTCGCAAGCCGTCTCTCAGTGGCAACGGGTCCCCGCAAATCGGGTTCTCGATGTCGAGCGCGTTAGCGGCGTTTCCAGGCACGAGCTTCGCCCGGATATCTACGGGCCAGTGGGCCAGGAGGCTGCCGAATGAGCCGATCATACCGACACATGCTGGACGCGTGCGCCCCTTATGTGATGGCGGCGCCATCACTTGATATCCCGCGCGATCGTGGCATTGCGAAACAAGGCATGAAGCGACTGGCTCGCCCATTCATGGCTGCGCATGGCTTCTTCCGGCATCTTTCCGTCGGCTATCTTCGACGCCTCGGCGTGGAGAAGCACCGCGTCCGCCCGGCGTTCGAGATCGGCAAGGGACACGCGTTCCGAAAGGAGCGTTTGCAACATGGTTTCGAGGGCCTGGATGCGGCCGGCCAGCCGGGCACTCAGCTCAATGAAGGCTTCAACCGGCACGTAACCGTCTTCGTCTTCCGGGTTTGGCGTTTCGCTGTTCATTTTAACATGTCCTTTCGTCGTGTTTCCAAGGAGGCTGCCGAATGAGCCGATCAACCCTGCTGGGCATCCCCGCCAAGATGATGGAGCGCGTGCGTTTCGGTCTGGTCGGCTATTTTGAGTGCGAGCTTCGCATATTCGGCTTCGCCAAACGCTTTCGGATTGGTCAGCCGCTGCGAAAACCGCTCCCGGATCGCTACGAAAAACTGCGTACGGAAGGCGGGAGGCTCTTCGAACTGGATGCTGTAGGCGCCGAGAAGCTCGATCAGCATCGTTTCGAGGACCGTGCAGCGCACGAAGGTATCGTTGATCAGGTCTTTGTCGTCCCGGGTGAATGGCAAGGCCGAGGTCATAAAGGCGTCTCCAGTGCGGAACTTTTCGCAGCCTATCATCAAATGGCCATGACTCCATCGGACAGGCCTGCGTTGGTCTCGAAAACATGCTGCGGTCCCCCGTAGTTATCTGTCCCGCCCTTAAGCGGCGGGCTTCGCCCTTGCTGGCGGGCCCCTGTTGATGGGCTGACCCTACGCGCGGATGCCCGCGCCTTCACCGAATGATTTTCGATCTTTCATTCCTTGATTTTCAGGGAGGGTTTCGTGCGTGCAATTACCCACCACATCGCCACGGCGCTGAAGGACGCGACACGGCGTTCGATCAAGGCAGCCGGCGGGCCGGAAAGCTTCCAGCACGTCACACGTGTGCGGCAGGGGCGGCTTTCCTGCTACGGGCTGACCGGTGAGGACTACGAGGCGGATTTCATTCCGCTCGATGTCGCGCTCGAAGCCGATCTCGAGGCCGGCTCCCCGATCATCACCAGCGAACTCGCCCGCCTGCTCGGCTACCGGCTGGTGCCGGCCGAGGCGGAACCGAGAGTGTCAAGCCTCACCCACCGCGATGTCAGCCGGCTTTCGCTGGAGTTCGATGACGTGCGCCGCGCCGCCGCGGAGGCGCTCGAAGACGACCATGTCGACCATGGCGAACGCCGCGCGATCCGCCGGCAGGTCGACGAGCTGAAGAAGGCGCTCGCGGAATTCGAGGGAAAGCTGGGGGAGGGCGCATGAAGGCCCGTCCGGACCTGCACTTCGTCGAGGGTCTCGGCCTTGCCGAGATCGACAGCGCCGCGCCGATCGTCGTCGGCCGCGGCCACCCGACGGACCTTGCCGCACAGATCACCATCGAGCGCGGCGGCGACTGGCGCCGCCAAAACGGTCTGACGGTGCGGACCGCGAGCGAGGCCTGGCCGAAGGGAGCGGACAAATGAACTCGGTGACCGTCCGGCTCCAGTCCCGTGCGCTGGTCGAGGCCGCAAGGCAGCATGCGGAGCGTCTCGGCTGCTCGCCGCAGAAGCTGTGCCACGCGATCGTGGCGATCGCGCTGCGGTCCGACCTCGTCGATAGCATTCTCGACGGCGACGCGCCGGACGACATCTGTGGGCGAGGGGTCAACCCCTGTGCATGGCCGATGGGGACGAGCCAAAAGCGGGTGCTCGACCTCATAGCCTCCGGAGCGAACGAAGAGGGCAATTTCTGCGGCTCCTACGATGAGATCGGCGCCGCCACCGGCATGACCAGCAAGGGCGAGGTCGCGACCGTTCTGCGCAAGCTTCGCAGGCGCGGCGAGATCGAGCAGGTGCGCAAGGGCACCAACGGCAAGCCATCGATTTGGCGGATCAGGAGCGCCGGGGAATGAACGCGCCCGACTACCACGGGCGCGAAGCAGCGCCGACGGATCTCGAACCGAGAGTTTTCCTCGGTGGGCGGGTGACGCTCTATCCCGGAGACTGCATGGATGCTCTGGCCTCGCTACCGGAGAACAGCATCGACAGCGCGGTGATGGACCCGCCTTATCATCTGACGAGCATCGTCGATCGGTTCGGCAAGGATGGCGCGGCAGAAGCCAAGTCAGGTCGGACAGGCGCGTTCAAGCGCGCCTCTGCGGGGTTCATGGGCAAAGCGTGGGATGGAGGCGATATCGCCTTCCAGATCGAGACGTGGAGGCAAGTGCTCCGCGTGCTGAAACCCGGTGGATATATCCTCGCCTTTGCGTCAACGCGCGGGTTTTGGCGCATGTCTGTGGCGATCGAGGACGCCGGGTTCATTACGCACCCGCTGATCGCATGGGTCTTTGGTTCGGGTTTTCCAAAGGCGACCCGCCTCAAGGCCGACGGTTACGACGGCTGGCGCTACGGCGGGCAGGCGCTCAAGCCGGCGATAGAGCCAATCTACATGGGGCAGAAGCCCTTCAGTGAAAAGACTGGCACGGCGAATGTGCTGAAGCACGGCACTGGCGCCGTGAATATCGATGGCTGCCGAGTTCCGACTGACGAGACAATCACCGCCACTCGCAGCATTGCGCTGGGATCGTCTGGTGCTGGAGTCTTCGGGGCAGCGAAGGTTCCTGGCGTTTATGAACAGAAGGAAGGCGGTCGGTGGCCGGCAAACCTCATTCACGACGGCAGCGATGAGGTCGTCGCCGCATTCCCGCAGACAGAAAGTGGGACTGGAGCGATAAAGCGCGACACCGGAGCCGACCGCAACGGAAATACGGGCGTGGCCTACGGCTGTGAAAGCCGGCCGGCTGGCACTGAGATGATCGGCTACGGCGACGCCGGGAACGCGTCTCGCTTCTTCTATTCGGCCAAAGCCGACGCGGATGACCGAATAGGCTCCAGGCATCCGACCGTAAAGCCGGTTGACCTGATGCGCTACCTCGTCCGGCTGGTCACGCCTCCGGGCGGCACGGTCCTCGACTGCTTCGCCGGGACCGGGACGACCGGAGAGGCGGCATGGCGAGAAGGCTTCAATGCCGTCCTGATCGAGCGCGAGCCGGAATACCAAGCCGATATCGCAGAGAGGATGCGTCTCTGCCTCTCCGGAACTGACGAAAAGAAGCGGGAGATCATCAAGCGTCGCGGGCTTGTAGACGAGAACGCCGGGCCACTCTTCGGGAGTGTCAAATGACCCCCGACATCCGCCTCTACGTCGTCACCGACAACCCGCAGCTTGCGGCCGTCGAGCTCTTCGCGGTCGACCTGCCGTTCATCCCGGCCTGGGTGAAGATGGTGACGGCGCACGCCGACCTGATGGCGATCCCGACCGGTGCGCGGGTGATGCCGAGCTGGCACGGGAAGCGATCGCTCCTCGAGGACCTCTGGACCGAGGAGCGGGTGACCCGGCGCTTCCGCGACGGCTGGGACGAAAACCGTGCCGAGATCGCCGGCTGGCGGGCGCGGCGGCATGCGCATTTCCTCGCCACCTGCTGCGACCAGTCGGGCGCGCCTGTCGCGCAGGTCTCTTCCCGCCCGGCCGCGCCGCCGGCCGTCGCCGAATCGGCATCGCAGACCGCCGGCCAGACACCTGAACCCGGAAAGACGCCGGCCCCCAGAAAGACGAGGTGGACATGACCATGCTGCTTTTCGGCGAGGTCGAGATCGGCCCGGAACGCTTTGCCGCCATGGCGCCGCATCTTCGCAGCGAGGCGGTGCGGCTGCTCTCCGACGCCGGTTATGGCTGGAAGCGGATCTGCGCGGCGCTCGGGATCGACGCCGACACTTTCACCGCGCTCTACAAGTCGCGCCATGCCTTCCGCGTGGGCAAGCCGGACCGCGCCTTCCCGGCCGACGAGGACGGCGAGCGGAACCTCGTCGAGCAGGACACGCTGCAGGCGGCGATCCTCGCCGTGATCGCTGAGGAGGGCGGGCGCATCGCGCTTTCCTTCGCGGCACTCGCCGGGCGCATGGACGCGCCGAAGGAGCGGGTGATCTATGCCGTGCACCGGCTCGCCGCCAAGGGCCTGATCCAGAAGACCGGCGGCGGCGGACGCCGGGCCGTGGTCTGGTCGCTCACCCGCAAGGGCCAGCGGTTGGCGGCGGAAACAACGGGGGACGCGCCATGACCGGGAAGGACAATCAGCCGGCGATCCTCCTCGTCATTGCTCCTTATGTCGATCTCGGCCGGGAGCATGTGCGCAGCCATCTCGGCCTCGGGGCAGCACTCGCGCTCGGCCGGGTACGCGTCGTCACCGATCCGTGCGGCCTGCGCGGCTGGCGGATCGGAACGCTGGTCGAGGATAGCCTCTGGCCGACGCTGAGCCCGGATTGCCGGGCCGATTTCCGTGTCGCGCTCGACGTCTACATGTCCACCGGCCGGCTTCGCTACGCGACGGCGGACGACATGATCAAGCTGCTGGACGAGGTGCTGGCATGACACTCGTCTACGGGTCCGTTTGCTCCGGCATCGAAGCCGCAACGATGGCCTGGCATGTGCTTGGGTGGAAACCTGCGTTCTTCTCCGAGATCGAGGCCTTTCCGAGTGCGGTGCTTGCACATCACTACGGCTCCAACATGCCGGGCGAGCCGCTTTCGAAGAACGGAGTTCCAAACCATGGCGACTTCACGCAAATCACGGCAGATGCCGGGCCAGTCGATGTTCTTGTTGGAGGTACCCCCTGCCAAAGCTTCAGCGTCGCAGGAAAGCGCCTCGGACTGGATGATCCGCGCGGCAACCTCGCCCTCGAATATCTCGCACTGGCTCGCCGCCTGCACGCCCGCTGGTTCGTCTGGGAAAACGTCCCCGGCGTCGTTTCCTCTGTCACGGATGAAGAGGACGGTGAAGGCGGTGTTCGATCCGGACTTGAAGGCCGCGAAGCCGGAGACGAATGGGTTGAGGAAAGTGATTTTGCGACCTTTCTCTCATTCGTTCGGGAATGCGGGTATGGGTTCGCCTACCGGGTTCTTGACGCTCAATATGTCAGAGTGGACGGGTTTGGGCGGGCTGTTCCTCAAAGACGACGGCGTGTGTTCGTTGTCGGATATCTTGGAGACTGGCGACGTGCCGCGGCGGTATTACTTGAGCCCCAAGGCATGCGCGGGGATCCTGCGCCGCGCAGGGAAGCGGGGCAAGGAATTGCCCCTACAATTGCAAGCCGACCTACAGGCGGTGGCGGGCTCGGAACAGACTTCGACCTCGACGGAGGACTGATCAGCCGGGCCTTCGGCGGCGGCAATACCTCCGGACCTCTCGACGTCTCGACGGCCCTGACGGCCCTGACGGCCCACGGTCACAGGATCGATTTCGAAGTCGAGACATTTGTCGCGGAAGTGGCGCCTACGTTGAACGCGGGCGGTAATGACACTGGTGGCGAGCGGCAGCCGGGGACGACGGCCGACACCGCGACAATGCTCGTCGCGCATACGCTCTTGACTAAGGAAAACGACAGCCACGCTGCTGACCTCGACACCTATGTTGCGCACACCTTGAAGGCCGAAGGTTTCGACGCATCCGAAGACGGAACTGGAAGGGGTACACCGATCGTGCCTGCGGTGGCCGCGCCCTTGACGCTGGCCATTCGCGGTCGTGCTGGTGATCCAGACATCGAATGGCGGCAGGATGGTACCGCTAACGCCATTCTTACGCCTAACGGCGGGCGGGCGGGTGTAGGCGTCGGGGCCATAGCTTTTGCTCATCAGGCCGGCGGCAAGCAGACGACGCTCGGCTACAGCGACGACGGCAGCGTGCAAACGCTTTCTGCTCACCAGACGCCGGCCATAGCCCATCCGTGGGCCGTCCGCCGGCTGACGCCACGCGAGTGCGAGCGGCTGCAGGGCTTTCCCGACGATTTCACCGACGTGCCGTGGAACGGCAAGAAACATGCGGCCGACGGACCGCGCTACAAGGCGCTCGGAAATTCGATGGCGGTCAACGTCATGCGCTGGATCGGCCGTCGCATCGACCTCATGGAAAAGCTGGCCGCGGAGGGGAAGATATGACCCTACTCCGCAGCCTCCAGGCCGATCACCAGGCGCTTGCCCATGGCGGCGAGTGCGGCCGCGAGCATCGGCAGCTTGGTCGGCGTATCCGGATCGAGGATCCGGCGCACCTCCTTCTCGTCCCGGCCGAGCCGGCGGGCGAGCTCGGTGCGGGTGAGGCCCGCCTCGATGAATGTCTCGATCACCGCGATCTTCGCCGCGACCTCCGGGTCGGGCGAGATCATCTCGCCGCTCGCCTTCGCTTCCGGCAGGGGGCGCTTCATCTCCAGATAGGTGAGGAGCGCGACACCCAGCGCATCGGCCGCCATCTCCCGCGCGTCGGCCATGTCCTCGCCCTCGGTGATCGCCTCCGGCACGTCGTCGAAGGTCGCGACGAAGCCGCCCGGCCTTTCCGTCGGCTCGAAGCGGCAGGCATAAGCAAAGGTCTTCATTGTCTTCTCCGTTCCGGCCGCGATCGGCCTCTCTCTCATGCCAAGCAGCGGGGAGGGGCTCATTTGAGCCCCAGCCCCTTCCTGATCTTCGACGCCGTCTTCGGGTCTATCTCCCGGCTCGGGAGGGTCGTGAAACGGTCGCCTATGAAGACCGTTACATGCCCGCCCTTGCCCTTCGATTTGTTGACCCGGAAGGAGAGGCCAAGGGCTTTGGCTTCCTCTCTCAGCTCGGCGTTGAAGCGATCCCGCTTGTCCATGTCGATCTCCGTTTCAATGAAAACACTATCGGACATTTTTGTCCGAATGTCAACAGGCGTCGGACATTTTTGTCCGATTTCTTGGCCGTTGAAATTTGCCATGGCAGGGGGGCGCGCATGACCGACGCCCTCAAAGATTTCATCGAACGCGCCCGCGCGGTGTCCTTCGACAGGGCGCTCGGCCTCGTCGGCCTCGATGCGCCGGAGCGTGGGGAGTATCAGGGGCCGTGCCCGCAATGCGGCGGGGATGACCGGTTTTCCGTCAACCGGGCAAAGGGCGTGTGGAACTGCCGCCAGTGCGGCGGCGGGCGCGACGGCATCTCGCTCGTCGCGCACTGGAACCGGCTACCGCGCAAGGGCTACGGTTTTCTCGAAGCGTGCTCGCTGCTGCTCGACGAGGACATCCCGAAGGGCGGCGAGCGCGAGACGGCGGAACAGAAGGCCGAGCGCGAGGCGCGGATCGCTGAGGACGGGCAGCGTTTCGAGCGCGACCGCAAGAAGGACAATCCCTTCCGCGACCGCGACATCCGCAAGGCGCGCGGCATGTGGCAGAACGCCGTCGACTGCCTCGGCGCGACGGACGCCGCGCACGAAGGCCACCGCATCATCAGCGCCTACATGTTCGCCCGCTCCGGCTTCTGGATGCCGGGCGGGCTCTTCGAGAACGCCCGTTTCCTCGCCGCCTGCGGCTACTATCACGGCGAGGACAGGGCCGGGCGCTCCCTTTGCATCCATTCCGGGCCGGCCATGGTGCTGCCCTTCGTCGATCCGGCGGGGCGCGTCGTCGGCTCTCACCGGACATGGTTCGACCTCAAACGGCCGGAGGCGAAATACCGGCCGGTGCTCTGGGGTGTCTCGAAGGAAGGCAAGATGGCCGGGCTGAAGGACTGGGACGAGCCGACCGAGACGGCGATCGCCGCCGGGCATTTCGAGCGGCTGGCGACCAAGAAGATGCTGGGCGAGAAGAAGGGCGCGATGATCCCGCTCTGCGGCGATCCTTCAGCCGGACGCTGGGTCGTCGGCGAGGGGATCGAGAACGTCATGGCCTGGTGTTGCGCCGAGGGCGTGCGCGCCGACACCTTCTATTGTTCGGCCGGCGACCTCGGCAACCTCTCCGGCCCCCGCGACAGGGAGAGCGACTTCTTCCACCCTGAGATCCTAGACGAGGACGCGCGCGGGCGAAAGCGCCGCCGCAAGGTGCAGGGGCCCGTGCCGGACCCGCAGCAGACGGCGGAAGACGCGTTGCAGGTGCCCGACCACGTCGCCTTCGTCGGCCTCGTCGCCGACGGCGACAGCGAGCCCTATTTCACCGCCTCGGCCATGGCGCGGGCAGAAGCCCGCCTCGGCCGGGACGGGCGGACGATCGAGACTTGGTGGCCGCCGCGCGGCACGGACTGGGCGAAAGCGATCCTCGAAGCGATGCGGGAGGCGGACGATGCGTGAACCTCGCTTCTGGCTCTGGATAACGCCGGTCATCACCGGAGCCATCGTCGCCCGGATCAGCACCGAGACGTTCGGGGGCTGGCCCGGCTTGTCCGCGGCGTTTTCCGTGTCCCTTGCCGGATACGCCCTCTTCAATTTCATCCTCAATCGCCACTGGACCCGCAAATGACAGACACGAAGAAGAGCGGCGGCGTGCCGGAGGCTGTCCGGCGTCTGCTCGCGCAGGCACAAGGGGCGGGGGCGACGGGCTTTCCGAACCCGGACCCTTTGACCGTGGAAGAAGCGGAGCCCGATGAAGCTTCCCTCGAACTCTCTCCGGAGGAGCTGACCGAGGAGTGTGCTCGCGAGCCGGAGACGGACATCGGCAATGCCCGGCGAATGATCGCCCGGCATGGCGACGACATTCGCCACGTGACCCATGTCGGCTGGCACGGCTACACCGGAGGGCGCTGGCTCGAAGACGCATCCGGAGCGGTGGTGCGACGGCTCGCCCACAAGGTGGCCGAATGGATCGAGGAAGAGGCGATCCTGCTCGACTGCGACGACAAGGAGCGGGCGGCGATCGAGGCCGGCCGTCTGGCGCTCGAGCGGATGAAGGAGATGGGCAAGCCGCCGTCCGTGCGCGAGGAGGCCGACCAGGAGCGTCTCGCCGAGCTCGACCGGCTGATTGCCGAAGCGGCCGAGGCGGAAGTCGAGAAGGTGCGGCTCGGCCGCCCCAAGGCGGACTGGCCGGACGACTATCACGAACTGCACCGGACGCTGAAAGAGAAGGTCAAGAAGGGTGCCGCGGCCGAGCGCGAAAAGCGCAAGATGCTCGACGCGACCTCGGCATGGACGACGGAGCAATATGCCGAATATGCCCGGCTGCAGAAGGATGTCGAGGCGCTCGACAAGGCGGAAGGCAATCGCACGGGGCGAATGTCGTCCCGCCATGCATGGGCGAAGCGCAGCGCCTCGACCAGCGCGATCAACAACATGCTGACCGAGACCGCGCCTTACGTCTCCTGCGAGGTGAACGAACTCAACCGCGATCTCTACGCGATCAACTGCGAGTCGGGAACGCTGCGCTTCCACCAGGTGGAAGAGGACGGCAAGCGGCACTGGCGCGCGCGGCTCGACCCGCACCGTCCGCCCGACCTCATTTCGAAGCTCGCCAATGCGGTGGTGGACCGCGTGGCCGCCGCGCCGCAATTCGAGGCCTTCCTGAAACAGGTGATGCCGAACGTCGACCTTCGCCGGTTCCTGCAACGCTTCATGGGCTACTGCCTGCTCGGCAGCACGGCCGAACAGTGCCTGCTGTTCTTCTATGGTGCCGGCCGCAACGGCAAGTCGACCTTCGTCGACGTGATGATCGAGATCCTCGGCGACTACGCCGTTTCCATGTCGATCGACAGCTTCGCGGGCGACAAGCGCAGGGCTGGCGCCGAGGCAACGCCTGACCTCGCACGCCTTCCCGGCGCGCGCATGGTCGCGGCGTCGGAGCCGGAGATGGGGACGCACCTCAAGGACGCGCTCATCAAGACGCTGACCGGAGGCGAACCTATCCCGGTGCGACGGCTCAATCAGGACTTCTTCGAGCTGATCCCGCAGTTCAAGATCATTCTCTCCGGCAACCACAAGCCGATCATCCGGGACGATTCGGACGGCATCTGGCGGCGGGTGCTACTGGTTCCGTGGGAAATCCAGATCCCGGAGGCAGACGTCGACCGCGACCTGAAGCGCAAGCTCCTGAAGGAGCGCGCCGGCATCTTCGCATGGCTGGTGAAGGGCGCGCTCGACTATCTGGAAAACGGGCTCGGCGTCCCGGACGTCGTCAGGGCCGCCACCGCCGAGTATCGCGAGGAGAGCGATCCGATCGGCGCTTTCATCCGCAACGGCTGCCACGTGACCGGCACGGACGATGACCGGTCGAGCCCAGAGGACCTCTTCATCGGCTACTGCAATTTCGCCAAGCGGGAGGGCTTGTCGGAGTTCAAGCAGGCGACCTTCAACCGTCGCCTGCCGGACCAGCAGCGGAAGAGCTGGAAGGCCCCGGACGGCACAATGCGGCAGTTCCGCAAGGGCAAGAGCGGCAACACGATCTATTACGGCATCACCGTCAAGGCGGATTATATGGGCCGTCAGGGAGAGCCTCCGCCCGGCCGCTTCGACGACGAGCCGTTCCCGGAGGATTTCGGATGACAACGACCCGGACCCTTTGCCATGGTGCGTCCGCGCCGCGCCGCCGTCTTGCGCCCCTTCCTCCGAAGGGTTTGGGGTGGAAACGGGACGAAAGGGAAGCAGGCACAATCTGGCGCTTGTTTGCGTCCCTGTCAAAAGGTGCGGATTTTCAATCACTTATGACGCTAGGGAGGCTAGGGAGGCAAACCGCCGCCCTCGCATGGCGCGCGCACACGACAGCGGAAATGGAAAACCATGCGAGCGAGCCGGACAATATGAAATGAATTTCTGTTTGCGCGCGTCATGCGAGGGTCAAATTTATCTTCCCTAGCCTCCCTTCAATCCGGTCTTTTTGAAAACTCCAACAAAATCAAAGGCGGTTGAAAGCGGGTTTGGGACGCAAGCGGGAATATCAGGGAAGCAAGAGCCGAATTTGGGACGCAAAGGGTAGAGACGATGAAAACCGTGACAATCGAGGCCTTCCTGACCTGGGCCTTTACGCAGGAGCTCTGCAAGGTGGGCGGCGGAGACGGCCTGACGACGGTCGGGGCGTCGAACTGGTCGCTGACGCGGGATGTGGCGACGCTGGGCACGCTGATCGACCGCAGCCCGAACATCTATGGCGTGGTGCCCGGCTTCGTCGTCGACGGCGATCCGCATCCGGACGCTGTTGCGGCGGGCGAAGCGGTCCGTGGCCTCGCGCGCATCGGCTTCGAGATCCCGGAAGGCTGGGCGCCGTTCCCGGACTGGCCGGATGAGCACGGCCTCGTCGCACGCGAGGTGCGTCGCGTCGTCGACGAGGTGCGGGTGAAGGGCGACCGGCTCTCCGGTCGGCATCTCGTCGCGCTGGTCACGGGGGCGGCGATCCTCGGCCACGGCCCGGACTGGACGGCGGATTATCCCGGCCACCGCATGGTGATGAAGAACGGCCAGCCGGCATGGTTCGTCATGAAGAAGGCGAAGGACGCCTTCGGCCGCGTCTACGAATACGAGGCCGACGGGTTCAACCGCGTCAGTCAGCGACCGAGGAAGGGGGCATACCGGAGGTTCGAGCTGAAGAACATGATGAGGGGCACGGTGCTCGCCCGCCTCGACTGGCAGCTCTGGCAGGACGCGCTCGCGGTGCTCGCCGATGACCTGCAGGGGAGCCTTTCACACCACGCGATCGCGCCGTTTTCCGCCGACCGGCAGCCGTGGGCGAGGGTGAGAAAAGCGGTTGTTTCCGCATAAGTCATTGTAGCGGAAACGAAATCAGCCGTAGAGTTTGCTTTTGACGAGCGGCAGTTGTTTGACATAGCTTGACCACAGTGAAAAAGGTTCGGAAGGCCCGCTGGCGCAAACGCCCGGCGGGCTTTGCATTTGAGGGCGGGCGATGTCTCTGGTGCTCAAATGGCGGGACGTCTCGGGGATGCAACGCCTCGAGAACGCGATGGGCCGTTTGAGCGGCCCGCAACGGCATATGGCGCTTCAGCGGGCGGTCAATCATACCGGCGACAAGGCGCGCACGCAGGTGACGCGGGTTCTCGCCCGGCAGACAGGTCTGCCCTACGGCGTCATCAGGAAGGCGCTCAAGGTCAACAAGGCGGGCGGTGCCTCCATTTCCGACGGCGAGATTACCGTCAGGACGGACGCCAGTCTGGCCTACGTCATCACCTCGCGCGGCGGCGACATCTCGCTCAAGTATTTCAAGGCGCGTGAGACACGCGCAGGCGTGACCGCGGCGCCCTTTGGGCAACGGCAGTTGTTTCCGGGCACCTTCATCAAGGGTGGGCGGTTCCCGAACCGGGTGACCGCCAAGGGACTGAACGGCCACGTCTACAAGAGGACGGGCAAGGGACGCGGCCCGATCGAGCTGCAGGACTCGGGCGTCATCATCCCGGCCGAGATGGTATCGGGTGCATCGGCCGAAGCCTTCACCAACGTGGTCGAGGGCGAGCTTCCGAAGCGCACCATGCACGAGATCGAGCGTCTGGCCCCGGGCATCTTCGACTGACCCCACCCCCTAGGTTAGGGACCGTACCCCGCTCCCTCCCCCTGCGGGCGGAGAAGCGCCCGAGTTCTTGTCAGTCTGACGGGTCAGAAAGTTGGGTTAACGGGGTTAACGGGGTTAACGAGGCGGTTAACGCGGGTTATCGGATGGCGGATGTGATGTGGTCGATCGCGCGGATTGCTGCGCGGGACGGCGTTTCGAAGCCTGCCGTTTCGAAGACCGTAAAAAAGATGCTGGAGGCGAGGCCGGACATTCCAGTCGAGCGCGGAGCACAGGGTCAGGTCCTTGGCATCTCTCTCGCACACTATGACGAGTTCCGGCAACGGCATGTCAACCCGGCCAAGGCGACTGCCCCGCTCCGACCGATTGAGGGCAGTCTCGTCGATGGGCGCCGGCTAGCAGATCCACCACGTCTGGTGCCGGATCAGGACAGCTTCGAGGAGGCCCGGCGCCAGTCGGAATGGCTGAAGGTAGGCCGCGAGAAGATCCGGCACCAGGAGGACTGCGGACAGCTGGTGCGCCGCGACCGGCTTGAGGATGGGCACCGAGCCATCGGCGCCGAGCTGCTGTCGATCATTCGCCGCCTGCCGAACCGGGCTGACGACGTGGCGCTCGCGGTCTCGAAGGAGGGGGTGCACGGCGTGCGCGTCCTGTTGCGACAGATCGCTTTCGAGATCGGAAACCAGATGGCCGACAAGCTGGCCGAGCTCGCCGAGGCGGCACCCGAGCATGATCCGCTGATAGAGGACGAGGAAGCGTGACCATCCATCCCGGGGCTCTCAGGCTGGCGGCTTCGGTGCTTTCATCGGCGATCCGGCCGCAACCGCCCGTTCCTTTCGACCGCTGGCTTCCTCAAAACATCGTGCTGGTCGACGGCCCGAGGAAAGGCGAGTTCTGGTCGGCCGAGGATGCGCCCTATCTCGTCGAGATTGCGCAGTGTCTCAGCCAGGAGCATCCGTGCAATCTCGTGTCCGTGCGCAAGGCGCAGCAGACGGGCGTGACCATTCTGGCGCTCGCCTGGATGATCTACATCGCCGAGAACTGCCCCGATAATGCGCTCTACGGCGTTCCGGGCATCGACGCTCTGCAGGACATCAACTCCGGCAAGCTGCAGCCGCTCATCGACGAGTGGCAGCGCAAGACCGGAAAGCAGATCATATTCCCCACGACGAGTCGCTCTGGCGTCGGGTCGACGACATACGAGAAGAAGTTTCCGGGCGGGGCGATCTACCTCGCCAACGCCAACACCGTCATGGACCTCTCAGCCAAGACGACCCGCTACGGCGTCAAGGACGAGGTGTCCAAGTGGCAGCTGCTGCCGAACGGCGCTGATCCGGAAAACCTCTTCTTCGGCAGGTTCACGGCGTTCCGCCGGCAGAAGAGTTTCAAGATCCTCGAGCTGTCGACGCCGGAACTCGACAGCGGCGATGCGCTCGGCGAAGGACCCGGCCATTGCCGACTCGACCGGTCTTTCCGTCGGTCGGACCAAAGGTTCTGGCATGTCCGCTGTCCGGAGTGTGATACCGAGCAAGTGCAGGTTGATGCCAATCTGCTCATCGATCGCGGTCACCCGCACAAGACGGTGATGGCTTGCGTCAAGTGCGGGCATCACATCTCGGAAATGGAGCGGGTCCAGGCGGTTCGCGCCGGGCGGTACATACCCAGCCTGACGGGACCGGATCGCCATCCGGGCTTCCATGTCGACGCCTTCATGTCGCTGATGATGTCCTACGAGGCAATTGCCGAGGACAAGATCAGTTATGAGGCGAAGGGCGAGGCGGGCGCCAAGGACTATCATAACCTGGTGCTTGCCCTGCCATACCAGATGAAGGGCAATGCGCCCGATCATCAGCGATTGATGGAGCGGCGAGAGAACTACCCTGCCGGCACGATCCCGTCAGGCGGGCTCATCTTCGTCGCGGGCGCCGACGTACAGTCCTACGGCATCTATTGCGAGGGCGTGGTCTTTGGCGAAGACCGGCAGAGCTGGAACGTTTTCGCCGAGTTCTTCGAGGGGCCAACGGACAATCCGCAGACCGGGGCATGGGTACTTCTGGACGAATTCTGTTCGCAGGAATTCCCGGATGCCTTCGGCGTGCTACGCAAGATCGAGGCGCTCGCCGTCGACAGCGGCTACCGCACCAACCAGGTGCTGGAATTCTGCCGGCGCCGCCCCGATACCTACGCCATCAAGGGCCAGCCCGGTCGCGGTATCCCGGCGATCAGCGCGCCGGCAAAGAAGTCCGTCACCAAGCGCGGCAAACGCAAGCGCTACGGCTCGGCGATGAGCTGGAATGTCGGGACGTGGTCACTGAAGGCCGAGCTCTACGGCAACCTGCATAAGGTCGGACTACGATCCGGCGAGGCGGCCGATCCGCCGGGCTACTGCCACTTCCACATGGATCTCGGCGAAGAGTATTTCCAACAGCTGACGGCGGAGTACTTCCACCAGAAGCTGGTGAAGGGGAAGCTGCACGAGGAGTGGGCGCTCCGGCGCGAACATAACCATTTCCTCGACTGCCGCATCTATTCGATGGCCATGGCAGAGCACCTCGGCCTGTCCAGACTGACAAAAAGCCAATGGGCAGCGCTGAGAGCGAAGCGCGAACCGGAGACGGTCGCGGATCTGCTCTCCGCCGACAGCCAGGCCGTGATGGCAAGGCCGCAAGCGCCAGCCTCCGTCGATGACAGCGGCGAGGCAAAAGAGACGAAACAGCCTGAAAAGGCACGGGTCAACCGGTGGGCAAAGCGCAAATGACGGAAAAGACGAGGGTCAGGGTCAAGGCCGGGAGTTCGGCTGGGCCCACGGTCAGACCTGTCGGCCAGCCGTCGCAGCCGCGGCCTCGTGCTGCCTATATGCGCGATACCAAGTCCGGGGTGATCGCTTCGCGTCCTGCCTCGCTTCGCGAGCATCGTGACGAGGTGAGGCGTATTTATACGCGTGCCGCCGGTCTCGCGATGGACATGCTGCAGAATTCAGGACGGCTTCGCGGTGCGGCCGATCAGATCCTTGCCGATACCGTCGGCGTAGAACTGCAGCTCAACCCGAAGCCGCAGGTCGAGAGCCTCGGTTATTCGGCGGAAGAGATCACCGCGCTCGCCCGGGTCATGAAGCAGCACTGGAAAGTGCATTCCTGGAACCCGCTGGAATACGACTTTCGCGCCAAGGCGACGAATGCGCAGCATGTCGACATCGGCCTGCGCAACTGGATGGCTTTCGGAGAGAGCACCGGGATCTGCATCTACGTCCCGAAGGCACAGCGCCTGCCCGGTACGACGACAGGCTGGAAATTCCTGCTGATGTCGCCGAACAAGCTGACGCAGGACACCAGCGAGGTCGAGGGAATGTATCAGGGCGTCATTCACGACGCCCTCGGTCGACCGATCGCCTACCGTTTCGAAGAACGGCGCGACGGATTGCCCCAGAAGGTCACCTACGCGGCGCGCGACGCCGACGGGCGACAGCTCGTCATGCATGCCTTCGATCCGTTTTCTGCCGAGGACGTGCGCGGCCTGTCCCTGCTGGTGCCGAATTTCCGCAAGTACCTGATGGCGGAGAATGTCGACGACGCAAACGCCGAGATCCGGTTCCTTCAGACCGTCTATGCCGCGATCCTGAAAAGCGACAAGCCGAGCGCCGAAGCGTTCGAAGCCTTCGAGGCGATGACGGCCGCCGGGGCCGAAAATGTCGGTGAGTTCGCCGGCGATGTCGTCGATTACTTCCGGGCAAAGTTCGACCGGGCCGCAGAATCGGAAATTCGCATGGGTCCGGGCGCCGGAGTTTCGCATCTGGCTCCGGGCGAGGACCTGGAATTCAAGAATATCACGGCGCCGGGACCGGAGAACTCCGAGTTCATGGCCTCGCTGCACCGGGAAACGGCGCGCGGGCTCGGCATGAGCTATGGCGGCTATACGCTGGACTACACCAAGGCGACCTATGCCAGCACTAACATGGAGAATTCGGCGATCTGGCCGGTGACGCGGCGGCGAACCGACCGGATTGCGGCGCCGCACCAGCTGGTGCCCTATGCCAACGTGATCGACGAGGCCGTCGAAGAAGGGATTATCCCGATCAAGGGCGGTATTGAGGTCTATCGCGCCAATCGCGAGAAATTCCTCTGGGCGACCTGCAACGGCCCCGCCAAGCCGACGGCGGACGACGAAAAGCGTGCCAGAGCCGCGAGCGAGCGGATCGCCAACGGGAGTGGCGATCTCGAGGTGGAATGCGCAGAACTCGGCCTCGACCCGGAAGAGGTCTTCGAGAGCAGGCTTCGCTGGCACGAGAAGTACAAGGCGTCCGGAATGCCGTCACCGTTCGAGCGCGGGCAGGCCAGCAAGGCCGCGACCGCCGCGCAGGAAAACGCCAACCAGCAGGGAAACGCATGACGAATATGGTCAAGATCGACGGTGTCACCGTCGATGCGGACGATCCGTGCGCGCTATGGCAGGTGCTGTATTCCGCCAAGCTGAAGATGATATCCGGCGAGATCGTGCAGGAAATGACGATCCAGTCGCCGGTCACACGGGAGACGGTCGTCTTCTCACCCGGCAAGCTCGGAGCCCTCGACCAGGAATTGAACAGGCTCGCCGCAGCCTGCCAGGCCAAGACCAGTGGTCGCCGGCCGTCTCGCCGCTGGCAATTGAAGTTTTGAGGGTGTCGCCATGAGCTTTCGGTTTGCGCACGTGGCCCAGCGGCTGTTCGATACGCCGCTGATGTACGACCCGCGGAAGGCCGAGGCGTTCCTGCACGGGCTTGGGAGCCGGATCTCCGGCGATACGATCGTGATCACCAATCCGGAAGGAGCGATCGATCACATAGCCGGCGCCAACGGCCGACCGCTCGCAGGCAAGCTCGGCGGGCGCATCGAACGGGCCTATACGCGCAGCAACATGCTACCGTTCGACATGGTCGACAATGTCGCCATCATTCCGGTCGAAGGGAGCCTCGTGCACAAGGGAGGGTGGACTGGCAGCATGTCCGGCGAGACCTCCTATCAGGGGCTGCAGGCGCAGATCGCCATGGCGCGCAAGTCGAGCGCGGTGCGTGGCGTCGCGTTCGAATACGACAGTTACGGCGGCGAGGTGAACGGCGTTTTCGAGACGGCCTCCGGGATATCGCAGCTCTCGAAGGAGAAGCCGACGATCTCGATCCTGACGGACTGGGCCTATTCGGCCGGATACCTGCTCGCATCGCAAAGCCGTCAGATCGTCATGCCGCGTTACGGCGGGGCCGGGTCGATCGGGGTCATCATGATCCATGCCGACTATTCGCAGGCGCTCGACGACGCCGGCATCAGGCTGACGATCATCCGGTCAGGCAAGAAGAAGGCTGACGGCAATCCCTATGAGCCACTCAACGCCGAGATCGCCGGCAAATGGCAGGCGCAGGCCGACCTGATCCGGCAGGAGTTCGCCGGCGTCGTCGCGCAGGGCCGCAGTAACAGGATCACCAAAGCCAAGGCGCTCGCGACCGAGGCCGCCGTCTACGACGCCGGAGAGGCCGTCGCGATGGGGCTCGCCGATGCGATCGGCGATCCGGTCGAGGCCTTCGACGCCTTCGTCAGGGAAGTGAACCGGGGCTGACCGCCCGGCCATACCGCAGGAGACCATCATGGCAAGTCTGCTTGCTACCATCCGGGCCGCTGTGCGTCCCGGATCGCAACCCGATGCCCTCGACGCGATCGAGGGAGAACCGGATGCCTCGGCGTCCATCCTCGAAGAGCCTCATAGCGAGGCACAACACACCGGAGGTGACATGTCTGTGAACCAGACTGTGGCCGGTGCAGCGCAGGCTGCAACCGAAACCATCGCCGCCGTTGCCGCCGCATCCGGTGGTAACGACGGCTTCAAGGCAGCCGTGGATCGCTTCAGCGCGGTCCTCGGCGCAGACGGCATCAAGGGCGATGCCAGGCGAATGAGCGCCGCGCTCGACCTCGCCACGGCTTCGCCCGATATGGCCGCGGACGCTGTCGTCTCGTTCGTGACCGACAACGTCCCGGCCAGCACGACCGCGGCCGCGCCCGACGGGACTCCGGCAGCCGCCGAGGCCTCCGCGCCGCAGCAAAGGCCAGCAGCTGGCGCCTATGAGGCGCAGGTTCAGGCGGCTGCAAACCTCGCTATGGCGGGGAATCAGTCGCCGATGGCCGAAAGCGGGCTTCACAAGGCCGTCACTGCCCGCATCGAGGCCATGAAGTCGGCGCGCTGACCCGACCTGAACCAATAGGAGAATTGCGATGTCTCTCGGAGTATTCAAGGCCACGCGGCCGGTTCAGGTTTCTGACCTGGTGAAGCGTGAAATCGATATGGAACTGTGCCGCGAGCGGTTCACGCTTCTCGCCGGAGACGGGGCGGCGCGTAGCGTCGAGCTCGGCACGCCGCTCGGCAAGATCAGCGCGAGCGGGACGATCACAGCCACGCAGGCGGCGGTTGCCGGGAACACCGGCGATGGCACGCTGACGCTCGCCAACCCTGCATTTGCCGATGGTGCGAAGACCGGCGTCTACACCGTTACCTGCACCACTGGCGGGGCGGACGGAACGTCGAAGTTTCGCGTCGAAGATCCAGACGGCGTCCTTGTCGGCACTGCGACCGGCGGCGCTGCCTTCGACAAGGCGGTCAAGTTCACGATCGCCGGTGGCGCGACGGCATTCGTGGCCGGTGACGCCTTTACGGTCACTCTCGCCCGCGCAGCCGGCGCCAACGACGCGAAGGTGAAGGAATGGGACCCGGCGGCGACGGACGGTTCCGAAGTCATCTGGGGTTTTTCGCTGCGGTCCGTGACCGCCGCGGACGGTGTCGACAACACCACCGACGGCCTCGCCATTCGCCGCATGTCGGTCCTTCGCTCGCTGGCCATCAAGTGGCCTGCGGGAACGACCGATGCCCAGAAAGCCGCAGCGCTCTCCGACATCGAAGAACGTCTGGTGCTGGTCGCCCGCACCTGATCCACAATCGGAAGGGGCTATAGCCCCGCATGAAAGGTCATTGTCATGCCTGAAATTCTTCTCCCCTACACCGATGTGGAACTGACCGAGGAGGTCAACCGCATCCCCAACACCTACGGGCTGATCAACGCCCTCAATCTTGCCCCGTCCGAGACGAAGGGTTCCCGCTATGTGCGGATCGGCTATCGCGACGGACAGATCTACGTGCTGGCGGCCGAGCCGCGCGGTGCGCCCGGCGATGTCGGTGAGAACGACACCGAGAACTCGATCATCTTCGAGATCCCCCACTTCCCGCATATCGATTTCATCGGTCCCGACGACATCGACAATGTCCTCGAGATCGTCAACGGGCAGATCACCCCGGCATCGCTCGACCGGGAAGTCGCCCGCAAGCTCGACACCATTCGGCGCAAGCACGGCATCACGCGCGAGTATGTGCGGCTCGGCATGCTGAAGGGGCTCATCAAGGACGGCAAGGGCCGCACGCTCTACGACCTTTATGACGTCTTCGGGATCACGAAGAAGACGGTCGATTTCACGCTCGGCACGGCGGGCACCAACATCATGGACAAGTGCGAAGAGGTGCGCGACCACATCCAGACGAACCTGAAGGGCGAAACGAGCAACGGCATCGAGGTCATCGTTTCTCCGACATACTTCAGCAAGTTTGTTGCGCACCCGAATGTGGAGAAGTTCTGGCTGCAGGCGCAGAACTCCACCTACCATACGGAGATCACCCGCTCCAATCTCGGCGGTAACTGGGGCCGCAGCCTTCTGTTCGGCGAGATCCTCTGGCGTGAGTACAAAGGCTCTCTGCCGGTCAAGAGCGCATCCGGCGAAATCACGTCGGAACCGAATGTCGCGGCAAACATGGGCCACGCATTCCCGACGGGCACCCAGAACATGATGCGTACCTATGACGGCCCCGTCTACCACATCAACCGGCTGAACCAGCCCATCGACGGCACGGCCGAGCCGATCCTCGTCACGACGAAGGAACTGGCGCATGGCGCCGGCTACGAACTGAAGTCGCAGTCCAACATTCTGGCCATCTGCAAACAGCCGGAATGCCAGGTGGAAGTCACGACTTCGAACTGACGACAGACGTGACCGGTTTGGCCGGTCACGTCTGCCAAACGAGGAGTTGACACCGTGGACTTCAAGACCACCCGGGCGCGCCTACCGTCGATGACGCGGGAGGTGTTCGGGGAGCCGTGCACGATCATTCCGATGGCCGAAGGCCGTCTGAAGAGCGGACCGGACGGGACACGCACGCAGCAGAGCGGCGTTGCGGGGCGTTTCGACTTCAATCCGGAGGAATTCGCGCTCGGCGGCGGGCGGAGCACGGGAGAGCGGGCGAAGGTCGCGGGCGAAAGCGCGACGGTCAGCTTCGACCGTGCTGCACTCGCCTGGGTGCCGCAGTCTCCCGACCGGGTGTCGCGCGTTCGCGACGGCGTGACCGAGGTTTACGAGATCGTCCGGCCCGGTCGCGACGGCTCGAACGTCGTCATTTTCCATCTTTCGAGAGTGTCCTGATGGGTGTGGTTCGGCAGCTCATACAGATCGCGTTCACGGAAGCCGTGCGCGGGCGGACGATTGCCGGCGATGCCGTGCATGACAGCCTGATCAAGGCCCTGCCGCAGATCATGGACGGCGAGACGCACCCGGTCATTGCCGTGTCGATCGAGGATTGCGTGAGCGACAACGCAAGCGGGCTCTTTCGCACCGACACGTCGATGACGCTGATGCTGCAGCTGGCGATCGCGAAATCCGTGACCGTGCCGGTTACCATCGGTCAGGGCGAAAACGCCGTGACCACCGCGCTCGAGATCGGCGACACGGACGCGGCGCTGGAAGCCGCGCTCAACCTGCTCGACCGGCAGTGGCGGATCGCGCTCTCCGACCCGAACAACGCCTGGGCCGAACTCTTCCGGCTGCTGGTGCCGACGGTCGGCAAGGTGAGCGACATCCGGCTGACCGACCCTGAAACCGGCAGAAAGCACGCGGCGCGGATCGTCGAGATCGCGATCGAGCCGATCGCGGAACCCTACCCCGGGCAGGGCGACACGGAGATCGTGCGGCAGGGGCTTGAGCAGGTCGCGGCTGTTCCCGACTACGCGGACCTCGCGGCCATCTTTTCAGATTCGCTCGATGCCGGTGCGGATCTCTATCTCTGGCAGGTCGTGCAGGGGCGCCTGCTTTCGACCGCGCCGGTGCCGGCGCTGATCGGGGTCGGGACGCCCGACGACGGACAGGAAGTGCTGATCTCGGACGCGACGCTCGAGATCGGCGGCCAGATCGAAGGGCAGGCATGAGATGCACGACGATGACCTGGTGCGGATCATTCTGTCGCTGCGCAACGAGGTCCGCAGCCTCAGGCGCGCGGTTCAGGGCATGCAGCGCTTCGGGACCGTCCATTCCGTGGACGGAGACGAGCGGCGGGTGCAGTTGCGGCTCGCCGGCGAGGACGGATCGGAATTCCTCTCGCCGAAGCGGCCATGGGCGGATTTCGCCGGGGCCGAGAAATCGTGGCGGCCGCCGAGCGAAGGGCAACAGATGCTGATACTTTCGCCCTTCGGCGACATGCGGCAGGGGATCGCCGTGCCGCTCACCTTCTCCAATGCAAACCCGGCGCCGACCAGTGCGCTCGATGCCCGTATCCTTTCCGCCTTCGGAGACGGCCTGATCGGCTTCACCGCAGGCGGTGACGAGGCACAGGTCTTTGCCGGAAAGGTCGATCTCGGCGCGGCGGGCGGACAGCGCGTCGCCCGGGTCGGTGACAAGGTGCATGTGGCCACCGGCTCGTCCGCCGGCCTGTGGCCGATCGTCGAGGGTTCGGACAAGGTGTTTGCGGCATGACGCAGTTCGGCATGGACAGGCACAGCGGCCGGTGGATTTCCGGATGGGCATCGGTCGCGCAGGCGATCGAGGTTCTGCTGACCACCCGCTATTTCGAGCGGGTGCTGCGCGAATATGTCGGCTCGCCGCTTCCGGCGCTGCTCGGCGAGACGGCGAACCTCGAAACTGTCTCGAAATTTCGCTGGGCGATCGCAATCACGATCCTGCTTTTCGAGCCGCGCTTTCTGCCGACGCAGATCGCGATGACCGAACTCGACAGGCCCGGCAATTCCAGCTGGATCATCCGCGGCAAGTATCGGCCGCGGGCCCATCTCGGCGACCTCACGGAGGCCGGCGAGGTCACCCTCACCATCGGCGCCAGCGGCGCCGGCCAGATCGTAGCCGGATAGACATGGTCGACCTTTCACTTCTTCCCGCTCCGGCGATGATCGAAACGATCGACGCCGAGGCGATCATCACGCGCATGGCGACCGCTTTCACGGCGTGGGCGCTCGACGAGCACGGCGTCGACGTCTCGGGGATCGTCTCGCTGGAGGGCGAACCGCTCGCCGTCCAGATGCAGTTCTACGCCTATGAGGAAGCGCAACTGCGTGCCGCCTTCAACGACGTGCTGAAATCGACGCTGCTCGCATTCGCGGCCGGAACGGATCTCGACCACGTGGCCGCAGACCACGGCGTGACGCGCCTTGCGGGGGAGGGAGACGACCAGCTCCGCAGCCGCGTCATCCTCGCCGACCAGGGCAACTCGGCCGCCGGATCGGAAGAATGGTACGCGTTTCACGCCCGGTCTGCCTCTGTCGAGGTTGCCAATGTCGCGGTCTACCGCAAGGGCACCGGACCTGAAATCGAACTGGCGGTGCTTTCCACGGCCGCCGACGGTGTTGCGAGCGAGGACCTGCTTCTGGCGGTGCGCACTGTCGTCACCTCGCCATCCGTCCGGGCGCTCAACGACGTGGTGACGGTGGTCGCGGCGACGCGCGTCTTCGTCGACGTGACCGCCGACATCTGGCTTCTGCCCCAGACGCCGATGGCCGTGTTCGACGGCCTCGAAGCGGAGCTACGTGCGGCGCTCACATCAGAGGGCGGGATCGGCTTCGACGTCAACGAGGCCTGGATCAAGGCGAAGCTGATGCGGGCAGGGGTCGCGAATGTATCGCTCACGATCAGTGACATCGTCGTCGCCGACAACATCGCCGCAACGATCGGGACGGTGACGCTCACCTACAAGGGCCGGATGCGGTGACGGAAGACCTCCTGCCGGACAACCGCACGATCCTCGAGGAGGCGCTCGCGGTCGCCACCGACCCTCTTCCGGTCGTCTCCGGGACGATCGAGGGTGCCCGCGGCTATCGCTATGCCCGCCCGCTCAACGCCAGCGTGGCGCCGTGGCTCGTCTACGAATACGGGCTCGGCCCGATCTCGGAGTATTTCGCGACCGTCGAGGACCTGATCGACCTCGGCCGCGCCTGGCAGCGGATCAGGGGGACGCCTGCCGCCCTGAAGACGGCGCTGGGCTGGATCGGCTACGGCGCTCCCGTCGTCGAGGACCAGGTGACCGGCCGGCGCCGGTGGCACCTCTATCAGATCGGCATGGGAGCGCTTCCGGGTGCGGACGAAAGCCGCAAACTGGCGGATGCCGAGCATCTGGCGAGCATATCGGACCCGGCGCGCTCGGAAATGTTCCGCGGGTATCACGGCTATGACGTCCGGGCCATGGTCTGGGGCGGCAAGCGGTTCGGGGACGCCCTCCTCGGTGACAGTTCCGGCGTCCGGATCAACGGCGGTTCCGTCAAGTGGAGCCATGGACGGAGTCATGCCGTCGAGGTCGCCGGAGCGGTCACGGACTGGGCGTATTTCGGGTGGGACGATGCGCTTGCCGACACGGTGACGGCCTCCGGGACATGGTCTGACACGCTGAGCTGGGACACCCCCATGCTCTACTGGGACGGGACCGCTGCCGAGGCGGCCGTGAAGACATGGCTCATCCTTCAGCGGCAGGCGCATCTCGTCTTCCGCGACGGAAACGGTGCCGCAATCGGCTACGCCCGCGTGATCCGTGTCGCCACCGACAATTCGTCCGCAGCGCTCGCACCATCGGTCATCTACCAGGTCCGGACGGGTTTCGGCGACGGGGACGGGAAAACCGCCGCGTCGGTCGGGGTCATTTACGACCTCATCACCCGTGACGGCGTCAAGCCCGCGAAGAGCTGGCTTGTTCCCTCCGAGGTCGTGCCCGCGTCAGGGGTCGATGTCGGCTCCGGTGCCTTTGCCCACACATTCCAGCGGACCGTTCGCGAGACGGTCACGCTCACCCTCACCATTTCCTGAGAGCGGATCATGACCACGAACGTCTTCGACACCGTCGCCCACCCGGATCTGGCCAACGTCCATGACCGTAGCGGCGACCGTCCGGCCATAGACCGCGTCTACTTCGGGGAAGGGGACTTTTCCCAAGCCGCAGACCTCAACGAGGCCCTCTCGATCGAGGAGCGGAAGCGGGCCGCAATCGGCGACCTCATCGCCAAGGACGGCGATCGGCTGTCCGGCGGCGACATCATCGTCGATGTTGCCACGTCGACCGTTCAGATCTCGGCCGGTTCGCTCTATGTCCGCGGTGCTCCGCGCTCCGTCGACGAGGCCGTCCTTACCTCTGTCCCCATGACTGGCGACGTCGAGCTCGGCGTCCGTGTCGTGGTCACTCCGATCACGGCCGATGACGACGAAATCTTCTATGGACTTGTTCCGGGGGTGGAGAGCTACGGCGAGCCCGGTGCCGTGCGGACGACGATGTCGGTCACCTGGGCATTCGAGAGCGATGGTGGCGCAGGCGAATTCTACCGCTACGCCCTGCTTCGCGACGGTCAGGTCATTTCGCAGTCCGCGCCGCCGACCCTGACGGGCGTGCAGAAGCAGATCGGCGTCTACGACTACGATGCCCATGGCAACTACATCGTCCGTGGATGCTCGGTGAAGGCGCTCGGCCTCAACGGCACGAAGCGCATCTTCTCGATCGGCGCCGGCGTCTGCAACGTGCAGGGCGCCAAGGTGAACCGGGAGGCCGACAATCGCTTCGAGGTCGAGGAAGAACCCGACCTGGCAACCGTCGATCTCGAGCCGCACACCTTTCAGAGCGGCGGTACCGGGACGGCCGTAATCACGGTCCGGCATGGCCCGATTGCGGCGATCAACACGCTGACGGTCACCAAGGAAAAGACGGTGACCATCACCAAGGGAACCGCAGGGTCAATTGACGCTCTGCCGGATACAGGTGTTGTATCCATCCTCGAGGTGACGCAGGGCGCGACAACCTATGTCGTTACCTCGGACTACACCCGCAACGGAGACGCCGTTGATTGGTCCCCGGCTGGTGATGAGCCGGCGACCAGCTCAAGCTACACGGTGAAGTACCGCTATTATGACGCCGTCATCGCGGATAGCTTCACCAGCACGACAGTCACCGTTACCGGTGGCGTCGACAACACTGATGTCTTCCTCGGTTACACCTACAAGCTGCCGCGTCACGACAAGATCCTGATCCTATCCGACGGCAGCTTCAGCTACCTCAAGGGGCAGTCATCCCCGGAAAACCCTCATCCTCCGCATGAGCCGGAGGATGGCCTGGCACTCTGCACCGTCAAGAACGACTGGTACAACACACCGGAGATCGTCAATGACGGGGTCCGGGCGCTGGATTTCAGGCGGTTGAACCAGTTGCAGACCCGGCTCGAGCAGACGATCGACATGGTGCTGCTGGAGCGGCTGAAATCCGACGCCAATGCGCGCGCCGCCGGGCCGACGCTCGGGATCTTCACCGATCCGTTCTGGGACGACAGCCGGCGCGATCTCGGCGAGACACAGGACGCCGCGTGCTTCGACGGGACCTTGCAGATCGCTATTACCCCGGACGTTCGGTCCATTCGACTGCCGTCGATCGGCATGCTCGACTATGCCGAAGCGACGGTGATCAACCAGAGCCTCTACACGGCCTGCATGAAGATCAACCCGTACATGAACTTCTCGCCGGTCCCGCCGTCGATCACGATCGAGCCGTCGAGCGACTTCTGGACGGAAACGGCAACCGTCACTCTGTCGGATGTAACGCAGGTATTCGGTAGCGGAAACAAGACAAGGATACGGTCTTCGGTGACGTCCGAAACCGTAGCCGACACGGCAATCGCCTATCTTCGACAGATCCCGATCACGTTCACGGTTTCCGGTCTTGGGGCGGGCGAGGCGCTCGCAAGCCTCAGCTTCGACGGGGTCGACGTCAATCCGGGCGGGATCGTCGCCAATGCCGAAGGGGTGGCAACCGGTTCCTTCGTCATCCCGGCCCATGTCGCGGCCGGCACGAAGACGGTGCGGGCATCGGGTGCCGCGGGCCTGGCATGTTCTACCACCTTCCGGGGCGAGGGTCGGCTAGAGACGACGACACAGCAGACCACGACCGTGTTGGAGAGATTCTCCACTGTGGTTGTCCGCCGCCCAGTCATGCGGGAAAGCTCAGAGCGGAATAGCGACCCGCAGGCGCAGAGCTTCGCTCTGCAGACCGGCCGCTTCATCACCTCGCTCGATCTCCGCTTCTGCAAGATCGGCAATCGGGCGAACCCTGTCGACATCGACATTGTGACCATGGAGAACGGGTTGCCGACGCAAACCGCCGTCGCAACTGCTCGTCTCTCCATGTTCGGTGTCGTCGCCAACACCTGGACACGGATCAGGTTCGATCATCCGGTCTATATCCCGGCTGACACCTATGTCGCCTTCGTGGTGCGCACCGACGATGGTGAACACTCGGTTTCCATCGCCAATCTCGGTGATTTCGATGCCGCCAATCAGCGGTGGGTATCTGCCCAGCCCTATGTCGTAGGGGATCGTTTCGACGGCTCCAACAACTACTCCTGGCTCGTCCATCCGGATAGCGACATCACCTTCCGCGCCAACGCAGCTGCGTTCGGGCCGGCGTCGAAGACGATCCTGCTCGGCACATTTGCGGTCACAAACCTCTCGGATGTGCTGATCCTGGCGGATGTCATCCTGCCGGAGGCATCCTGTTCCGTCGTGTTCAAGGTGAAGATTGGGTCGGCAACATACACGCTTTCGGCAGAGCAGACGCTCGAATTGACGTCCTTCTTCACCGGGGCCGTCACCGTGAGCGCGGTGCTGACCGGAGACGCAAGGGTATCGCCGGTCCTCTCGCGCGACATCAACATCGTCTTCGGCACCATGAAGGCATCCGGCCGCTATGTCGGGCTCGGTTTCACCATGGGCGATCCGGTGCAACTGGATATCGTCTTCTCCGGGCTCCTGCCATCCGGCTCGGCCGTCAGTGTCGCTGCTGACGGGAATGACGACGTCTGGACGGCGGCGACGCTCACCACCTCAGTCCCGATCGATGACGGCTTCACCGAATACACCTATCGCATCCCGGCTCATTCGGCGCCTGACGGCGGGCGGGTTCGGATCGACATCACCGGCACGCCCGCGGCTCGTCCTGCGGTCTCCGATCTCCGCGCATTCACTTTCTGAGGACAGCGATGACTATCGATCTCGATACCGTCAATCAGCATTATCCGCTGCCGAACAGTGAGAACCCGACGGCCTATGACGTCGAGCGGATCATTTCCGCTCTCAACCTGATCGATACCGATGTCGCCCAGCTGTTCGCGCTCGTTCTCCTGAAGGCGAGCCTGAATTCTCCCTCACTGACCGGTGTGCCGACTGCACCGACCCAGCCGGCCGGAACGAACAATAACTCGATCGCAACGACGGGCCATGTACAACTGGCCCTCAATGCATTCCTCACGGACGCGGCCGGTGCACTGGAGACGATCAATGCGCTGGAGGCGGCGCTGGGCGATGCTGATCTGGCGACGGCGCTCCTCGACGAGCTCGCCCTGAAGGCCCCGCTTGCCTCGCCGGCGCTGACGGGCATACCGACCGCGCCGACCGCAGGATCCGAAGATAACAGCACGCAGATCGCGACAACCGCCTTTGTGCAGGCGGTGAAGGAACTTATCCAGGGAGCAGTTCCGCCCGGTTTGAACACACTTGCGAAGATCGCCTTGGCGATCGGAAATGATGCCTCCTACTCGACGACGATTTCTAATGCGCTTGCGACGAAAGCCCCGCTTGCGAGCCCTGCACTGACCGGAACGCCGACGGCGCCGACGGCAGCGCTCGGTGATGTAACAACAAAGATCTCTACCACTGCCTTCGTTCAGGCTGCAATCGATGACCTCAGCACGGATATCGCCACGCTTCTACTTGCCAAGGCGCCGCTCGCGAGCCCTGCACTGACCGGAACGCCGACGGCGCCGACGCCGGCCGCCGGGAACAACACGGCACAAATCGCGACGTCCGCCTTCGTACAGGCGGCGATCAGTGCGCTCAACGCTGCTCTGACGTCGTCACTCGCGGGGAAGGTGGCAAAGTCCGGCGACACGATGACGGGGAATCTCACTGTCCAGAAAGGCGGTCCCGTAATATCCGTCAACCGTACGGATGATACTGGTGCCAATTCCTATGGGTTCATCGGGGAGGACGGGTACGCTGACTGGTACTGGATGAACCCAGGGAGTACGGACACATCATTTCCTAACGGCATGGTGCTCGCCAGGCGCAATGCTGTGGGTTCGCATGTAGACCGCCCGTTTGCTGTAGATTATGGCACCGGCGAGGTCCAACTGGGAACGTCGTCGCAGTTCGCAACTGCCCTCGGCGGCTTCAAGTGGAAGGTCGCTATTGCTACAGCGGCAGCTACCGATTTGAATACCCTGGTTGAGGGCGGCGTCTACCGCGTTGAGAACCCGACGAATGCACCGTACACATTCGGGGCCGCAAACCATGCTTATGTCGAGGTGATTGCGTACTCATCCGCCTACTCTATCCAGAGACTGATGCTTGTGCTTGGCGGCACTGCCCGCCCTGCTGTGTGGCTGCGCAAGATGGTCGCAAGTACGTGGGGGGATTGGGCACCCGAAGGCGGCTTCATCACTCCAGCGCACTTCGGCGCTATTCCGTCCGTGCGTCCGGCCTTGGCTACTAATGACGATAGCTTCAGGCTCCAGCAGTGGTGGTCGAGCCCGTATCCGAAAAAGCTTGATGGGTGGTATCGGGCCAACGCAACGACTATTACCCGCACGCTCACTGCATCGGACAGCGGCTTCTATCTTGAGGGTTGCGGGGCCCAGGGCGGTCTTCGCCTTGATGGTGGCGCGAGGTTCGAGGTCGTCGGTGCAGACCTCTCCAACCCATACGGCTTGAAGTTCGATACTGTCACAATCAAGGACTTGTCCTTCCTCGTCAACAGTACGGTGACGGTGGCCCTCAGTATCGCGTTCGCAGCGGGTGACAGCGGCTCGCCGCTTCCGAGCCTGCATATGAGCAACGTGCATTTCGTACCGTCAGGCAGCACGGTTGGGCCGACTGATGCCATGCTGCTGCTGCGCAACGTCCGAGAAGGCCATATCGAGAATGTGTCCGGTGAAGGCAAGTACGGCGCTTTTACCGGCGACTTCATTCGATGTGAGGCAGACGCATCGTCAACGCCTGTCGAGATGACCTTCGTGAACGTGCGGGGTTGCCACTTCAGCCGCGGTTTCGTCATCGTCAGGGCCTCTGGTGCGGTGGCAAACGACGACATCCAGGGACATCATTGGACCCATTGCACACTTCTTGCGGTAGATCGCGGCTGGGAGATCGACGGCGGAGCGGAGGGTTTCGGTGAGTGGTTTACGATTACACACTGCCACGCCTACTTCCGGGAGATCGCCGTCTACGGGATCAGCGCCGGAAACATGAAGGTCACCAGCAATTACTTCCTTGCCTATGGCTCTCTCTCTCCAGTCCAGGGGGTCGCAATCACCGGGACGTCCATAGTCTCGGTCTGCTCCATCAAGGACAATACGATCAAAATGGATGTCGCCAGCGGCGGGACGAAATACTCGCTCAATATTCCGACCATGTCCGGTGCTCGTGGCGGGAACATCGTAATCGGGGCGGCCACTCTGGCCGCTCCCAACGTCACCTTGAATGGAGGCGTCTGACAGGCGTCAGGGCTTGACCCCGAATGCCTTCACGTGGGCAAAGGACGGATATTCCCGGTTCCACGTTTCGAGGATTTCCGGCGGTACGACACTTTCCGGCGGAACGATCATGCACCTCAAGCCGTAATCAGAGGATGCCACAGAGAGGCCGGCATCCTCGAAGATGAGGCGCAGAGCTTCCTTCGAAAACCGGAAGAAGTCGCTCGGGTGCCCATGGAGCGGATAGCATTGATGGGTCACAATGAAAAAGCAGCCTCCGGGAGCGAGGATGCGAGCGACCTCCTTTGCGGCAATCCACGGTCGCTCCAGGTGCTCAAATACTGCGTCGGCGATGAAGCACTCAAACCGACCGGACCATTCTGACGGGAGAGCATGGATGTCTCCGATGACGTCAACATCAAGCCCATCCCGGATGTCGAGGCGAAGATAATCGGCGTCCGGAACCCATGGGAAGGAGTCTCGCCGGTGCGTCTTTCGAGACGGGTCGGTGCGTCGCGTTCCTACTTCGAGGACCGCCTTCGGCCTATGGGTCGCGATGTGCCGGCGAAAATGACCGGCGACGTCTGTCTCCGGTTCGAATGGATCAGGCCGCAGTGGCTTCTGTATAACGATCTGCTTTTCTTTTCGTGCTGATTTCCAAAGCATGAAGCCCCTCCTGGTCACCGAGTGAGAATACACACGGACGAGATGATCGTCATCCTGCGATAGTTGTTTGCACAGCGTTTCGACCGTTCGTTGCGGACGGCTCAATCCCTCACCGACCCGCCATTCGAGGCGGTTTTTTTGTTGCCCCGACGCCCTTGGGCAAGGCCACCTTCATCCATGAGGACTGACCCATGACCGAACCGATTTTCGGCATCACGATCGCGCGCGATGCCAACGAGGCCGCGACGCCCTCGAAGGCCCAGATGAGCGTGATCGGCATCTGCATGCCGATCACCAAGGCGACCGCGGCGCTCGATGCCGACTTCACAGCGGCGTTTCCGCTCGACAAGCTGGTGCGGATGAACTCCAACGACGCCGCGCTGCTCGCGCTCTGCGACCCGGACGGTGCCTTCATCGACGCCGTGCAGGGCATCAATGCGCAGCTCGGCTCCTACCAGATGGCGGCCGAACTGGTGGTGAAGCGCGTTGCCGAGGGCCTCGACGCGGACGAGACGATGGCGAACATCGTCGGCAGTTCGGCGACGGGCACGGGCATCCACGCCTTCCTCAATGCCGGCGCCGAGGTGGGTGTCTATCCGCGGATCATCATCTGCCCCGGCCATACCTCGGCGCAGGATACGCCGGCGACCGCCAATCCCGTCGCGGCGGCACTTCCCGCCGTCTGCGAGCAGATCCTCGCCGTCGCGATCGTCGACGGTCCGTCGACGCTTGCAGGCTTCACCGACTGGGTGGAGACGCTCTCCTCGAAGCGGCTGATCCCGGTAGCGGGCGGCGTCTACGCGGAAAACAGCGCCGGGGCTGCGGTGCTGCGCGCGGCCTCGCCGCGCATTGCCGGCGTCGCCGTTCGCCGCGACTACGAGAACGGCGGATCGCCCTTCCGCAGCTGGGCCAATCAGGCGATCTACGGCATCACCGCGCCGGAACGGAAGCTGCGCTTCTCGCTGACCGACGGTACGACCGAGGGCCAGCAAATCCTCGCCGCCAAAGGCGGGATCATCGTGCGCGGCGAATCGGGCGACGACTTCGCGATCGCCGACGGCGGCTTCGTCTATATCGGCACGGACAACCTCTCGGCCGAGACGATCTGGGACCAGTATCACAAGGTGCGTGGCCGCGACTTCATCGAGCTCACGGTGCTCAGGACGATCCGCCAGTATCTCGGGCGGTTCAACCTCACCACCCAGACCATCCAGAGCGTGGTCAACACGATCGCCGCGATCTGCGACCAGCGGCAGTCGGCGGGCGACATTCTCGGCTCTCGCAGCCGCTTCGACCCCGACAAGAACAACCCGGCCGATCTCCGCGCGGGGCATATCTACGTCGACCTGCAGTTCGAAGAGGCGCCGGTGTTCAGGCGGCTCTCGGTCACCTCGCGGCCCTATGCGGCTGCGCTGACGGCGACGATCAACGAGATCATCGCCCGCCAGGACATTCTCTAACGGCCGGTCAGAAAAGGACGATTTGTCATGGCAGAGAAACTCATCCTGCTCGAGCAGGCGAACATCTTCCTCGGCGACGCCAACCCCGAGGACAGCAACCACATCAAGCTCTCCTCCGTCGCCCTGCCGGCGCTCGAGCGGATCACCGCGAGCCATCTCGGCGGCGGTGCGGTCGCGGAGGTCAACTGGAGCATGAATGCATTCCGGGCGCTGGAGCCGAGCTTCAAGCTCGCCGGCTATGCAAAATCCTCGTACCAGCAGATCGCAACGGGCTCGATGGAGCGCTACACGATCTACGGCGCGCTGCGGAACAAGGAGACCGGCAAGGTGCTGCAGGCAAAATCCGTGGTGCGCGGCATCATCGGACGGCTTGCGCCGGATGCCTTCGACCGGGCCTCGGCCTTCGGCCATGATCACGGCGTGACCGAGGTGACGCATTACGAACTGCATGTCGACGGCGAGGAGTGGTTCTATCTCGACTACTTCACGAGCGTCGTCCGGCAGTTCGGCAATGACCAGACGCAGGCGGCCCGCGTCGCGCTGGGGATCGAGTGATGGCGCCGCGCAAGCGTGACGATCCGCTGGGCGAGGCGCTGGCCGGCGGCAGCGCCGGCCGGGACGCCGCGGACGATGAGACCGGGGAAGCTCCCGCACTGAAGCCGGTGATGGTGGACCTCGACCAGTTCACCACCTCGCCAGCGGAGGCGGCTGCCTTTCGCGCCGCCGCCGCTCCTTCCGCCATCGCGGAGGAGGACGGGCCGAACGTCAGCTATACGCAAGAAGCTGGGACGCGCATCTACACGCTTCTTCACCCGCCGACCGTGAATGGCGTTCTTCTTCGGCAAGTCGAGATGCGCCAGCCCGAGCAGGGGGACATCGACGACTTCTTCTCCGGCGAACTCTCCGGAAACCGGGCGATGATCTGCCGGCTGACCAGCCTGCACCCGGCCGTGTTCCGGCGCCTCAAATGGCCGGACGCGGAGGCGATCCACCAGCTCTATCGCGACATCGTGCCGGGCTTCATAGCCGGCGAGGAGTAATCCATGTCCCGCCTTTCCGCCTCGCTGGTGGTCGATCTCGTCGACAAGACGGGGGCGAAGACCCAGACAATCATCGGCAACATGAACCGGCTGAAGCGCGCCGAGCGCGACTACATGCTGGCAGACCGGGGGCTCCGGCTCTCCAATCGCGACCGGGCGATGGAACGGCTGATGATGGAGCAGGAGGCGGCGGCCGAGGCGCGGCGCCAGCGCATGACGCTCCTGGCGAGCCGGGTCGGCACCGCCGTCGCGCTCGGCGGGATCGTGGCGGCGAAGGCCTACACGAATTTCGCGGACCTCGAGCGGCGGGTGAACCGCATCGTCATCAATGCCGACAAGGGGGCGGGTGCGATCGAGCCGACGATCAAGACGCTGCAGGGCATCGCGGAGGCGACGCGGACGAGCTTCGACGACGTGGTCGGCGGGCTGGAGGCGCTGGTCGCCTCCGGCCGCAGCCTCGACGAATCGCTTGCCTTCCTGCCGGTGGTAGCGGTGACCGCGCAGGCCTCGGGCGCGGCGATGAACGATGTCGCCCTCAGCGCCGATGCGCTGGCCGGGTCCCTGAAAATCAATGCCGAGGAGATGCAGCGGGCCTTCGACATTCTCGTCGCGGGCGGCAAGGCCGGAAAGTTCGAGCTCAAGGACATGGCGCAGTATCTTCCTTCGCTGCTGCCGGCGTTTTCGGCCATGGGGTACAAGGGAACCGAAGGGCTGCAGAAGATCGTCGCCATGCTGCAGGTCATGCGCAACCAGGCCGGCTCCTCGAGCGAGGCCGCGACCTATCTCGGCAATGTGCTCAACAAGGTCTATTCCGAGGAGACGGCGAAGAAGTTCAAGGACATGGGCGTCGACCTGCCGCGGGCGCTGGAAAAGGCGAAGAAGGAAGGGAGAGACGTTCTCGACGTCTTCCTCGACATGACGACAATCGCGACGAAGGGCGACCTTTCCAAGCTGCCGAAGCTCTTCACTGACGCCGAATACCAGAAGGGGGTTCGGGCGCTGATCACGCAGCGGACGGAATTCGAGGCGCTGGTGAAGAGCTTCGCTTCGGTGGACGGGACGGCACTCAAGGACTTCAACCAGATTGCCGAAGACTCCGCGTCGAAGATCCAGAAGATGACCAATATGTGGGACCAGCTGATGACGCGGCTCGGTTCCGGCGTTGCGTCCGTCGCCAATCCGGCTCTCGAAAGCTTGACGCAGACGATCGACGAGGCCGAGGCGCGTGCCATCGCGCTCAAGGGCATGGATGGCGAGCAGCGCGCCTGGCAGAAGGGCGACTTCTTCCGGGACTATCGAAAACTCTTCCCCGGTGCTTCGAGCCGCGAGGTCAACATTGCCTACAATGATGCGCTGGTGAAGGTCGGCCGGGGGACGGCGGCAAGCCCGTTCGACGGGCTGAAGTCCGAGGCCGGGCGGCGGGCGGGCGGCGCGCTCGCCGGACGCTATCCGTCACGCGGTTCCTATGGGCCCGGCTTCGTGCCGGAAGGGCTCGGCGCCGATCCGGCGACCGGGGCCATTCCCGTTCCCTTCGGGCGGCCGGGACCCGCGCCGGCCGGCGACCGGTCGATCACCGGGCAGTATCCTTCGCGCGGGGTCTACGATCCGGCGGCCGTCGAGGCGGCAAAGGCGAGTGCGCCCGACCCGGCGCTCGACGGCTTCCTGAAGTTCCATGGTCTGGTCGAGGCCGGCGCGGACGCTTCCGACAAGATCGCCGAAGGCGGCGGACGGGCGGGCGAGAAGGCGGCGCAGACGATGCAAGCCTCGGCCGGGCCGATCGGCACGGCGATCGCCCAGAGCTTCCTCGCCAAGGTGCAGGGATCGCTCGGCGCGATCCTCGCCAATGCCGGCGGCGGGCGGCCGACGGGACAGGTCGTGAAGGAACAGATCAACGGACAGTTCGTGGACCCCTGACATGCTCATGCAGATCGGCCCTGTGGCCTTCGACCTCCGCTTCAACCTCGACGGGCTGACGCGGGAGACGCTTCGCGACTATGCCGAAAAGCCGGTGGTGGGCGCCATGCCGCCGCTGGAAGACATGGGCGACGGGGTGGAGCGCATGGCGCTGGCCGGTCGGCTGGTGCCGCAGAAGCTAGGCCGGCTCTCCTCGCTCGACGTGTTGCGGAACGCGCAGGCGAGCGGTCTGCCGCAGCTGCTGGTGCGCGGCGACGGGCGCGTGTTCGGCTGGTACGTGATCGTGCGGATCAGCGACGGCCACAGCTACCTCGACGCGCGCGGCGTCGGCCAGATGGTGGACATGACCATCGACCTCGCCAAGGCCGCCCAGCCGGGCGCCGAGGGCTATTTCTCCGCACTCTGGAGCATTCTTTCATGAGCGAGACCGAGACGATCACCGTTGGCCGCGAGGGCCTGACGCTTTCCGGCCTGCTGGCGCGACACTACCGCGCCGTTATCCCTGGCGCCTGCGAAAAGGTGTGGGCGCTCAACCAGGACCTCGCGAAGCTCGGCGCCGAGCTTCCGGTCGGTACCGTCGTCACGGTTCCGGTCCGGTCGACCCTCGACGCGGGGCGTTCGGCGACGCCCGTGACCGGGCTCTTCGACTGATGGCCGGCATCATCGCGCGGCGCGCGCACTTTCTCGTTTCGGTCGACGGGCGGGCGGTGACGCGGAACTTCCTGCCGATCCTCCTTTCGGTGTCGATCACCAAGGGGACCGACCAGACCGCCGACAGCGTGCGCTTCGACCTCGACGATCGCGGCGGCACGCTGCGCTGGCCGGAGACAGGGACGCCCGTGCATGTCGAGCTCGGCCGGGAGGGCGGGGCGATCCGCACCTTCGACGGGGAGGTGGACACTCCGAGCTGGGCATTGAGCCGGACGGGCGGGGCGGTGCTTTCCGTTTCCGCGCGTTCCGTCTCGCTGCGCGGCAAGGCCAAGCAGCCGGCCGAGAAGCACTGGGAGAAGAAGCCGCTCTCCGCCATCCTCGAGGAGGCGGGGAAGGAGGCCGGTGTCACCATGTCCGTGCATGGCGATTTCGCCTCGGTCGTCCCGGACTGGGAGGCGATGGACGCGGAGAGCTTCATTTCTTTCGGCGAGCGGCTGGCGCGCGAGCACGGCGCGATCTTTCGTATCGAGGGGAGCCGCGGGGTGTTCGTTCCCTACGGCTCTTCCGTCTCCGGCGCGGGGCTCTCGACCATCACGGTGACGCGGGAGCGGCTGATCTCTGCTTCCGGCTTCTCTCCGGTGACCGATCGCCCGCGCATCAAGCAAAAGGTCGAAACCTATTACGACCTCGACGAGGCGAAGCGGCTCGCCGAGCGCTATGCGAGCGGCGACAGCGTGGAGGCCGACGACCAGACCGGGTTTTCCGCCGCCGACAAGGAGACGGCGAAGCGGCGGGCGAAAGCCGGATCGAAGAAGGCGAACCGCGACAAGGGCTCGGGCAGCGTCACGATCGACGGCGATGCGACGGGCCAGCCCGGCGGCAAGGCGATCCTCTCCGGCCTCCGGGCAGGGGTCGACGGGACCTATACCATCACTTCGGTGACGGACGAGCTTTCGCGCTCTTCCGGCTACACGACGGCGCTTTCGCTCGGCGAGCCCTCCGGTAGTGCCGGCATGGATGCGCGCTGACGGCGGCGCCGGCGGCCCCGCATCCGGGGACGTCTCTCTTTAACCAAAAGGACATCAATCATGGATCGCGCGATTTTCTTCGCGGCGCTGCGGCGTCGCGGATCGGGTGTCTTCGGCACATCGATCTCACAGCAGCAGGTAAACGGCATCACGGGAATTCTCGATGCCTTCGCAACGCACGGTGACGGCCGCGACAAGACGCTCGCCTATGCGCTGGCAACCGCTTACCACGAGACCGGCCGTCGCATGGTTCCGGTGCGCGAAGGCTTCGCCAAGGATGACGCAACTGCCCGCAGGATCGTCGCCAAGCGAGCCTATGGCAAGCCTGCCGGCAAATACAGGCATGTCTACTACGGGCGAGGTCAGGTCCAGATCACCTGGCTCGACAACTATGACGAATCGTCGGCGGACGCCGGATATGATCTCGTCGCCTATCCCGACAAGATGCTGGACCCCGTCATTTCGTCGCGCATCCTCGTCAAGGGCCTTTGCGACGGCCGCTGGAACAACAGCAAATGCCACAAGGGAAGGGGGATTGCCTTCTATCTCCCCGATAATGGCCCCGATGATCTCAAGAACGCGCGTCGAACGGTCAATATCACCGACAAGTGGCAGGAGATCGCCGGCTACTACAAGGCCTTTCTCGCCGCGATCCGGGAGGCCGGTGGCGTCAGCAGTCCGGCCGTGCCCTTCCCGAAACCTGCCATGCCGAAACCCGTCGCGCCCGCTCCCCTGCCTGTCCCGGCACCGCCGGCCCCGACCACGCCCGCCGTCATCGACCGGCAGGCCGGCAAGGCCGACTGGATCACCGCCCTCGTCAACGCCATCGCGGCACTCCTGAAAGGACCGAAGAAATGAAGAAGCTCTGGGAAAGTGTCATCCGGTTCCGCACCTGGATCGTCAACCTGGTCCTTGCGCTCGCCGTGATCCTGCCGGACCTCCTGAACTCGCCCGAGATCCTCGCCGTGGTGCCGGCGGAATATCAGCGCTGGATCGTCGCGCTCGCCTTCCTGATCAACATCTGGCTCCGTCCGCGGCCGGCCGTCATCAAGACCGACCTCGAGGCGAGCGTCAGCCGGAGCAGGCGGCGATGAGTGCGGTCATCGCGCTCATCCTCAATGCGCTGACCGGCGGGCTGCTGAAAGCCTGGCAGGCCAAGCTCTCGGCCGATAGCGACGAGAAGCGGGCGATCGCCGATGCGGCGATCGCCGACATCAAGGCGCAGAGCGAGGCGAAGCGCAATCAGGCTGACGTCATCAAGACAGGGATGGGCTATCCGGTCTTCTGGATTGCGTGGGCCATCGCCGCGATACCGACTGCCGCATGGCACGGATGGGGGATGCTCGATAGCCTGGTCTATGCCGGCACGGTCCTTCCTGATGTAGCGACCCTGCCGCCCCAGCTCAAAGAATATGCCGACAAGGTCTGGGACAGCATCTTCTATTCCGGTGCCGCCGTCGGCTCCGCGCACCTGATCGCCTCCGCCATCAGGGGACGTCGGTAGGCTTGGGCCGGGTGCCGTTCCAACATTCGGGATCATATCCGAGTTCGCACCTGTCCCGATAGACATTGTCCGCTCGCGGGCACCCTTCGGCGCGGGCGATCATGATCCTGAGTTCCGGCAGGCTGACGTCTCCGGCTCGCTCGATCATCGCCGCGGAATCGTATCGCCGTTCCAACCCGCAGCGCTGGCAAGAGACGACGACTTTACCTCCGGCAATATCCGACAGGTAGGGGGATGAGTATCGGCGGACCTTGGCCATGGCTAATCTCCGCGACCAGCCCCCTCGGTCGATTTCATTTATTTCTGGATTTTGCCGCTGACGTCTAAATGGCGTGCCGCGGCCGCGACGTCAACACCGACCACGGGGAGCCAGGATGCCCGAGAAATTCTCAACCCTCACCGAAATGCTCAACTCGTGGGTCGGCGGCGCCGGGACCACGATGATCGGCGCGCTGATCGGACGGCTCATGTGGCATACGAACGAGGTCAAGAAGGACAGGCGCAAATTCTTCGGGAAAGAACTGCTTTGGGAACTGCCGATCGCGATCGGAATGGCAATCATCGGCGAGGGCTTGTCTCGGTATCTCGGCCTTGCTCAGCCTGTCTCTACCGGCCTGATCGCGGCACTCGCCTACCTCGGCCCGCGTGGGGCCGAGGTTCTCCTCATGAAGTGGTCTCCCAGATGGGTGGGGAAGTGATCGTCAGAAACGACCGGCTGGAGCCGGGCCTCTACTGACAGCCCTTGCTCTTTCTTGCCGATTCTATCGCCTGGACCTTGCCCTTGGTCACGGCGACCTGCCCTTCCTTGTCGCCGCCAAAGGTGCTGGACATAGGAACGCCAATCAGGAACACGCCGAAAGCGTCGCCCGTCGCAGCATCGTTCTGGGCTTTTGAAACTGCCGCAAGGTTCTGCTGTTCCTTCACCTGTTCCTGGGCGAGTTGCTCGCATGAGAGGTTCGTGTAGGCCGACATCGGGATGTCGACGGGCACGATGGCATCCGGACGTTTCGCACAACCCGCCAGAGCGGCCGCAAAGGCCGCCAATATCGCTATCTTCTTCATGTATTTCCCCCAGTTGATTGGGCGAAGTTACGTTGCGGTATTTTCCGGCGCAACAGGGATAGGTTCGCCTGACAGAACATCTCTGGGGATATCTCAGAGATTGTGCCGGCCTCGCGGGAGCAATCGATCAGGGAATTCAAAGCGCCAGCCAGATGCTGATGCCAATGCCGACGAGCTGCGAAACCATCATCAGGATTATCAGCACGGCGAGCGCGTATCTCAGCATTGTGTTGGGCCTCTCGCGCCTTGAGCTCGAAACCTATCCGTTTTGAGACACCTTACTTACGGGAAAGATCGCGTGGCCGTCGCCTTGCCGAGTTCCTTGCCCTTGGCGTCCAGTGCCTTGATGGTGAATCGATACTTGTGCCTGGTAGGCGGGCACGGTCCCTTGTAGCGGAAGGCGCCGTAGGGGATCGCTGACTGTCCCGAGTATTCCACCTTGCCGCCGCCATGATTGTAACCGGGTGTGTCGAGATCGGTCATCTTGAAGCTCAGCTTCGCTGTCCCCTGCGGAACACCGGTCACCTTGAACGGCGGTGAGTTTGTATCGAAACACTTCTTCGTCTGACCCCAGTCGAAGCTGGCCGACATGCCGGCGGCGGCCGGCGATGCGATGGCAATCGTTGCGACAATCGAAATCCAGAAACGCATTGCTTTCCTCTCCAATATTCGGCGCTGCAGATTTGCCTGTTCCAGCGAGAGTTGCAATAGGTCCCCGGGCTGCCTACTCTTGCCCGCACCACGGTTGGCGCTTGCCTTCCCATGGGCGGGCGAGTTCTTCCTCGATGAGGATTTCCCCGACGTCTCGACCGTCGACGGTGAGGCGAGCCAGCGTCCGGCCGTAGCGATCCTTCATCCGGCCGTTGTCACTGCGAACGACGATCACCGGTCGGCCGGCGAGCAATGCGTCCAGCCGCCTCTTGGCCACCTCCGCCAGACGCCGCTCGGCATCGCAGGCGGCGTGCCGCAGTTCCGGGGCATCTATGTTGAAGATGCGGATCTTCTCTCCGTCGATGACGACCGTATCGCCGTCGACGACGTGGGTGGCGGAGAGCGCGGAGGATGCCGCCAGCGAGAGAGTGATTGCGATAAGCAACTTGCGCAT